GACTTTTCTCTAAGTGATTTTTGTATATGGAAACAATTCTTCGCCGTTTTGTTTTTGTATTGAAATTACTAATAAAAATAAGAAAGAAGTGATAAAAATTAAATGGAAAAGCAAATTTTAAATCACGTTAAACAATTAATACTTTTGCCAGATGGGATAAACACAACTGTTGAAATGGTTTCAGAATATTACGAAGTTAAAGACAATGCAATGCGTCATTTAATATTAAGACACAATGAAGAATTAAAAAATAGTGGATTATATGTCATAGAAGGAATTCAACTAAAATCATTTAAAATAATAAACAGTATAAAATCAAGAGCAAGATCATTAACTATTGTTCCAGTAAAAGCAATATTAAAATTTAGTACATTATTAGCCAGTTCTAATATCGCACAAGAAGTCAGAGAAGAATTGGTAAAACAAAATCCTAAACTATATGAAGAGTTGACAAATGGGCATAGATTGCAATTTAAGAAATTTGAGCAAAAATATGAAGAATATTTAAATTTTTCTTTTGGAGTAGAAAATATTCAAAAGCAAGTAAATTGTGGTGGTTATCTGATAGATTTTGTGTTGTTTAATACTATAGCTATAGAAATAGATGAGAATGGACATTCTTCATATTCTAATGAAAAAGAAATAATAAGAGAAAAACATATAAGAAGTGAAGGCTATAATATTGTTAGATTTAACCCACATAAGCAAAAACCATATGAATTAATGGGGATGATATTAAAGATGACAGATGTCCTGCCAGGACTTTAGTCAAATGACAAAGTGACACTTGGTCACACTGTCATTTGACACAGATGAACAATATGAGAAGATTAGAGATCATTGGAGAAAGTATCATATTGTTTTAGAATTAGATATTTAACAATACATAAATAATATTTATTAAGATTTTGTGGAGTTGCTGAAAAGTAACTCCTTTAATATTGAAAATTTTTAGTCAATGGCTGATAGGAGTAATTAACCTGTCAAAAAGAAGGTTCCAACCTACCTTCGCCATTGACTATTTTATATACAAAAAGGTTGGAGTACAATACAAAATTTGAAAGGTTGGGATACGAAATGAAAATTAAATTAATTATTGACAAAGTATAAGAGAACCTAACGAAAGCAATGTATCGGTCAAAGCGTTGACCTCTTCTAGCCATTTCGCTATCGCTCAATGACTAGGATTATAATTTAATCTATTTTTAATAATATGAAGGTGGTGTTAATAACTATGTCAAAATACATAAAAACAAATGATAACCAAATTATCAATAAAGAAACTGGAGAAATAATAGAAGAACAAGAAAATCAATTTGAAAGAAAGTTAAAACATAGAGTATCACAAGTGAGATATAAAAAGGAGGACATTTAATTATGGAAGTTTTATTTAGGTATAGTGATTCTAATTTTTGCGCTTATTTAAATTATCTCGGATTTGAACATGTTGGGTTTGATATTGTAGAAAAAAGAGGGAATAAACCTAAAGTATTTTTACATTTTGAAGGAAATAAAGAAGATTTTATTAATATTTATAAAAATTATAATTCTAATGATATTTCATTAAATCTTATAGAATTTGGTAAAAGTAAAAATAGTATTCTCAAAATTGTTCGAGAACACTTGGGAAACTATTTAAGAAGTAAGAAGTAAAATAGGAATCTAATTTTGAAATCCCTATTCTAGCAAGAGTTTAAAGGTTTTAAAAATAATATATTTTGCATATAAGTGTTTTCTTACTGCACCACATGCAGTTACTTTAGAAATACCCGTAAAAGCTTATAAAGGAAGGGGTTGCATTTGATTATGCCAACTGATTTAGAAAAACAAATTGATATACAATGGCACAAACTTGATGATGATCGTTACGTTTATCTTCTTACAGGGGAATCGTTTAATAATTTAGAATATTTGGGAGCAGTTAAGAGAGAAATTGAAAATGCTCAGTTAAAAGATTTTCATGAACATTCAAAGTTGCTAAGAAAATATGGCATTGATGTAAATAGAAAAATTAAAAACAAAGGTGATAAAACACCAATTGAAACAACATGTATTGCTTGGAAAGATACAAAGAAGGACTTATTCATTAAAGTATATAGAGGTGAAGGAGTCGAATTAATTATGAATAAGACATTGGATATTTTTGAAAAGGGATTTATGTTTACTATTCAGTCATTTGTTGAATTCAGAACAAATTGTGTAATTATAGACAGGGAATTCCCTACAGTAGAATATCTAGCAGAGTTAGCAGGTATGAGTCCTAGAAAGGCAAATGATATTATAAAGTCTTTAGAAAAGAAGAATATAATTAAGAGGTATAAAGATGGATTACATAAGAAAATATTTGTTAATCCTCATTATATGTGTGCAGGAGCGATTATTGAAGGTGAGATACCTTCTTATTTTGTGTCTGAAATAGAAGAAGAAACTATGGAATTATTTAATAGGCAATAAATAAATTTGAGGAGGTCATTTAATTATGAGCATGGGAATTTATAAAATAGAAAATATGATTAATGGAAAAATATACGTAGGCAGTTCTAAAAATATAGAGAACAGATGGAGTCAACATAGAAGTTTATTAAAATCAGGAAAACATCACTCACAGCATTTGCAATATGCATGGGATAAATATAATGAAAGCAATTTCAAATTTGATATTATTGAAGACATGATTACACAAGAGGATTTATTTGTAAGAGAACAATATTGGATGGATAAATTACAATGTTATAATCCTAAAATTGGATATAATATTTCAATATTAGCTAATGCTTGTTTAATGAATGATAATTATGATTTTAAAGAAATTATACAAGAAGAAAATGAATTAGCAAATAAACATAAAATAATATACATGATTATAGATAAGAAAAATGAAGAATTGATTTATAGAGGTATGCAGGATAGATATCTCGTTGAACATATATTTAGTGACTTTATATATTATCTATACAGATATTTTGAAAGTATTGATTTTAAATCTTTTGATAATATAATTCTATATACAGATAAAGGGAATCTAACCATGAAAGATTTTCAAGGAATAAATACAGAAATATGCAAAGACAATATTTATAAATTAAACTTTAAAAAGGTTATTATTGAAAATGGCCATGGAGGGCAAAGAGAAGTTCTTTATAAGAATAGTTTTGAGTTTTATGAAATAAAAGAAAGTAAAGACGGTTATATGACAATTAGGGTTTATGATGGTTTTGATGTAATAAACTATATACTTGAATAAAATAAAAAATACTATACAGATGTTCAATTGCAGAATATTACTAATTGGATGTTAGGAGTCCAGATGAAGATTAAATATAAAACACTTTGTAAGAAATGTCATGCAACATCTCATGACAAAGGAGGAATATGATGATGATTATCAATAATATCAATGAGCAAAATGATAATATACAGGATAACTTAGTTTATAAATTCTATAATATAAATAATGAATTGCTGTATGTTGGCATTACCAATAATATGAAAATTAGATTAAAGCAACACAAGCAGGACAAAGAATGGTTTGATGAAATTAAAAGAATATACATCACTGAAAAAATGACTAGAAATGAAGCTCATATTTATGAAATATTCTATATTGCAAATGAAAATCCTTTATATAATATAGACTATATCAATGGTGGCAAAGTTGGTTTTGTGATAAGCGAATTATTATTCAAAGATTACAAGAAAGAGAGAAGAAAGAGGATAAACGTTGATATTGTTTTGAGAATGTATAATGAAGGTAAATCAATAGAGGAAATAGCCACAGAATTAAAATACTCTACTGAATACATTGCTAAAAACTTGAGATCAAAATTAATAGAATTAAGGGAAGTTAAACCAAATCGTAGAAATGGGAAAAATGAAAGATTTGAAATGTTTGTTAATTGTCTTACATACTTGTCTAATAAAAAATATTTTACAATAGAAGATATTGTATATAAGTTCATGAATGATTATGAATGTACAGAGGAAACTGCAAAAACATATTATAAAGACGAGTTTGCAGTTTTACTTATTGAAGAGGTTAATAAAATAGGTTTGAAAAGAATTAGAGCGAATAAAGTTATTAAAGAGCAATTTGGAATGGATGGTGAAGGATACCCCTTTATAATTTGCAAAGATGGTGAATAAAACTTAATATAAAACACTAAAATAAAATATTCCTTGACATTTGTTGCCTCATGATGTATAATTATTGCAAAGTGAGGTGATAATATTATTATGAGTTTAACAGATGATGCTTTAGAAACTGCCAAATATGTTAATGATTTATTAAATGGTGACTCCCAAAAACTAAAAAGGATTTATGAACATCTTTGTGTACATGATATTATAATGTATCATGCTTCAAAAGAACAAATGCTTGATATTTTTAAAGATATCTAATCTCCCATTGACATAAATCCTAAAATAATATATCATAACAAACATAAGTGATTAATTTTCATTTTTCATTTATAAACTCTTTCTTTCATCCTCAAGAGGGAGTCTTTGTAATGAAGATTTCCTCATTTTTTACCTTTTGACTTTCCTATACTCGTCCTCTATAATTAGTATAATGGAGAGTGATTAAATGATTATTTTGGATGATAATAAAATACAATTCACTGTACAAAGACAAAAACACATTATTGGGAGTAAATTATTTCCTGTTTCATCAAAAAGTAAATTACAAGTATTTAACTCTGAATATACAGAAGAATTAGATAAAAACGATCCTAAAATACTTCAATTTACTAAACTTGTTGATCAATGTAAATTTGAAATGGGCCATGCTTATACTAGTTCTGATATTATTCTTCAGATTGCAAATGCGATAAATTTAGAAGCAAAATTCTTTTCGGGTTGGTTAATTTATCCTTTTAGCAATACATTTCCTAGTCATCACGCATGGACAGTAATTAATGGTAATAGCGTTGTAGATGTAATGCAATTCCCTGAAGAAATTGATATAATGATGAAAACTGATATGACTGATCCTGATTTTAAGAGGAAACTTGCCATTAAATTAGTTGAGATAAGGAAGAAAGAAAAACCTCTTTCTGAATCATGTTTCTTCGGTAAAATTAATTATGATTGGGTTTATTATGTCGGTAGTCCAGATACTTCTGAAAATGCAAAAAGGATATTTAGGGAATTAATTTCAAAATACCCTAATCATCCTGCTTATATTCGTAAAGGGGTAAGAGAGTCAAATGGCAGAACTGAATTGCAGAATTTAATTAACGAGGAAATGGAGAGTGATTAAATATGTTAAATGATATTATTTCCAAAGTATTAAACAAGTTTTTAGATGGAAATATCGAGAGTATAGATTGTTATTCTAGGGGAAATTGTAGGTTTGATTTAATTACACAAAACAAAATTTCATACAAAGATTTTGTTAAGAAAACGAAGAATATTATATCAGAAAATGATATTTCTAGTTATGATGAAGAAGATTCTGAGTATCTTGAAGTCACTATTGAATTAACTGAAGATTTTATAAACAAAATTATTAATCATATAAAATGTGATTGCATGAATGAATTTGAGGAAATGAAAAAGTAACTAGAGAAAAGAGGATAAAACAGATGAAATCTAATGTCATTAATATCAATCGTTCTAAAATTGGCAAATGCTATGAATTAAGTTTGCAATATATACTCGCTAACCCTAATTGGAAATTAATTCATGGATATATCTCAAACCAACAACCACCGAACCAAACTATTGATCATGCTTGGTGTATTAATGGTGATAAAATTCATGATGAAATATTTGAGAAGGATTTTCATACAGATTTGTATACTGCTTTATTTGCTCCAAAGATTGTCAAGAAGTATAAATTCAATGAAATGATAGAGAAAATGAATGAGTTTGAAACTTATGGGCCTTGGCATGATGTAGATGAGTTTAATGAAGATTATTATGATGAGTATGGAGATTTAAGGGATGAGTATAAAAGAAAGAAGTGATAATATGAAAATTAAAAAATATACTGTAATTGTTATTTTTAACAAATATAAATGGGATGTTTTTGAAGTGATGGCAGAATCAAAAGTTCATGCTAAACAATTAGCTCAGTTAGATTTTCCTTATAGTAGAATTGAAAATATATCTTTAGCATAATGAAGGAGAGTGATACAATGGCAAAAGCAAAGGTGAAACTTATTATGACCGCAATATTAGAGGTTGAAATTGATCCGGCTAAAATATTTGATCTTGATGAATTCCCAGAAGATAATCAACCAATGATTGAAGATGCAATAAAGAGTGTAATTGAAGGATATCTTGATACACCCCTTTATTTTATAAAGGATGAGAATACTGAAATTGGAATTAAACATGAGGTATTAGAATACAAATTACCGATTCAAGAGTATAAAGGGAATAATAAGGTAAAAATAGATTATTCTAATGATAACTATATTATTAAGAACAAATCGGTTAAATTTATTAAAGGAATATTTAAAGATGAAATTGGTGTATTTAAACGAATAATTAAAAATACGGGCGGTGGTATATATTTATGCGAAATTTATGTTGTAGAAGAATTAGAACAATACAAGTCAGATTATTTTGTATTTGTTGATAACAATGTTCAAAAACTGTGGGAAGATAAGTCAAATGATTTTGTAGCAGAAGAGTGATTAAATATATACTCCTGTTGAGCCTAATATAATATCAGAAGGAGAAGTGAAGAATGCAACAAACAGAAAAAGACAATAAATTTTTTGAGGAAATGATTTGTAAAGGATTCTTCGATAAATTACACAATATGAAATTAATTACCGACTCTGAACACAAAAATTGTATCAGTGGGTATGATGAGTTTTATAAGGATAAGGATGCAGAACTTAAATAAGGGAAGTAAAAATCCCTTTTCTCTTTCTATCTTATCATAAATATAAAAATAAAATTTATACTTGACAACATTATTTGCTAGTGGTATGATGAGAGAGTAGAAAGTGAGGTGAGGAAATATATGATTGTATTAACAAATATCAATACATAAATTATTAAGTTCACAATCTCCATAAAGTAAAAAATAAAATAATGAAAGTAGGTTAATTTATAAATGTTTAATGTAAAAGAAATTAAAACTGGCAATGTCTTTGAGGTTTTTCAAGTGTTCGATTATACATATCTAAATAAAAATCAATTTGTATTTTTAATGTATGATTATAGTATCAATGAATGGGCTATGTCAGATAGTAAGTATTTTGAGCCACTTACAGATATAAGCAAAGCTATTACAGAAGAAAAATCTGGTTTTGTGAAAGGTCTATTTAGTGGATTTAAAGGATTATCTACTGAGAGTGTAATGGAAAGATTAAGTGAGTCATGGGAATCTATACCACAATGTATTAAAGAAAATATTTGTTTGTCTCTTGGCAGCAAGGGGAACAGTGAAAAACTTATGGTTGTTTTGGATGAGTTTTCTAAACAAAACAAATTGTATATAGAAAAAGAAGAAGAACGTAAACGATTAGAAGACTTGTTAAAATCTAAACAAGATGAGCATAGTAAGAAAATTTCTATTTTACAGGAAGAGTTTAATAACGCTGAAAAATTAATTAATGAAAAGTTAAAAGGATTGTAAGATTAAACCCATAGCAGAGGGGTTTATACTCTGCTTAATAATTACAAAGGTTGTGATTATATGCTATATATAATTGGTTATTTTGATGGAAGCGTTAAAAATGAAAAAGCCATAGGTGTTTGGACTTATAGTTTATATGAAAAATTAAATAAACAATCTCCAAGGACTAAAATAAAAACTGAGAGAGGTTGGGATTATTGTTTTTACGCAAATAGCATACAAGCCGAATTTATTGGGTTAATTGGTTTATTAGATAAATTAAAGCAATATTTCGAGATTGGTTTTATTAATTTTTTATTAATTAATGGAGATTGCGAGAGTATTATCAATCAAATTAAATACAAAAAATCAACTGACAACGAAATACTTAAAGACTATTTATTATTAGCAAAAGAATTGGTATCTATGTGTGAAGTTCCTATTGATCTTCAATGGATTCCTAGAAGCAAGAATAAATCTGCGGATAAATTGTGCAAAATGGTATGGGAAGATTTGAAGAATAAAATGAGGAATACTAAAAATATATTTGGAAGTAATCAACCAGAAAATATTTTAGAATTTATTTAGTTTTTTGTTAGTGAATTGTTAGAGCAATAAATAAATTAAACAGGTGAGAACTTGCAAGTTTTAATTGGTAGCTACCCTCCCTGATCAGGAGGAGAGAAAGAAATTGGAAAACAATATATATTATGTTTATGAATATATACGACTAGACACAAATGAGCCATTTTATGTAGGAAAAGGCTGTAAGAATAGATGGTGTAACACCAAACAGAGAAATAAATATTTTAAAAACATAATTAGTAAAATTCCAGTAGCAGTACATATTTTACATGAAAATTTATCCGAAATTGAAGCATTTGAATATGAATGTTGGTATATCAATGAATACAAATATAATATGAGTTATGATTTAACCAATATTATCGATGGTGGAGAAGGAGGGGATACAAGATCAGGAAACTCAGAAGAAAACATCAAACTAAATAAAAAGCAAAGTATTTCCAGCAGAGGAATGAACGCTATATTGAATGAGGAAAAAGTCAAAAAAATAAAGATAGAAATATTAAATAATATAGATATGCACTATATAGCTAAAAAATACAGTGTAAACTATACCACTATTTGTAAAATTAAAACATGTAAAAATTGGGAATGGGTATGTAGTGAGTTAAATAATAAATTATTAACTATGAATAAAGATCAAGATGATAAAATAATTGATTATTATTACAGCAACCCACATTTATCAATGGTTCAGATTGGTTTAGATTTAAATACAGCATATGGAAGAGTTCGGAAATTAATAAGTGATAAAATAAAATTAGAATCAAGGAATATTATAGGCGTAAACCTAAAGAACCAACTTTATAAGAGTAGAATTACAATAAAAGGAAAGGAGATTCATCTTGGTCATTACAGAGAATTAAAATATGCAGAAAAGGTTAGATTAATTGCCGAAATAGTATATTTAAAAGATAAATCTCCGCAGAAACACAAGTTAAAAAAATACGACTTAGACTTTAAAGATATTGATATAAATACTTTAAATGAATTTATCAATAAATATTCAACTAAATCAACCGTTAAAATTATTTGTTTGACTACAGGAGTTATTTTTAATAGTTTCAAAGAAGCCGAAAATTTCTATAGAATCAATAATTTTAGCAAGAATGGTTATTTGTGTTTAACAGGGAAGAGAAAAACTTTTGGCAAGCATCCAATTACAGGTGAACCTCTAAAATGGCAATACTACGATGAATACATAAAATCAAACCAACTCCCAACCGCAATATAACTATATAACTATATTTATATATAGTTATATAGTTATAAATATAAATAAATAATTTAATATACTTAAAGGAGTGATAAAATGAATAAAAATTGGACAGAAGAAGATATTATTAAAGCAAGAGAAATGTTAGACAAAGCTATAAAAGAGAAAGATTATTTATATTATCCGGAAAATTCAGATAGATGTATTTTAGATAAATTTAAGATAAGGAGTCAACAGTGGTACAACCAATTTCACTCCAAACTGCAATATAACCAAATAAATAAATATAAAGGAGAATTAACATGGTAGCAATAAGAAGGGTATACATAGACATTGATTGGACAAAAATGCAAACTTTACATAAGAAAATAACCTCTTCTCATATTGATTGTATGAAAACAAAATGGAGTCCTTTTAGAGATGAATGGAAGCAAGGTTTTGATAGTGATTGTTGTTGTGGTCATTGTACTAATACTGAGCATTGTTTTGAAGCATTTAGGGATAAAAGATGTCATCTAGAAAATCATTTTAAACCTATAATCGTTGAGTTTGAGAAGAAATCATGTTGGGACGATGAAGAGGTAAATATATTTAATATAATATCGTTGAAAGGAGGTGAACACTAATGACAGAATTAGAACATAAAGAACTAGTAGAAAGTCTAAATCAAATGATGGTAGAGATTATAAAAGTCAAAGAATTACAAAAAGTCCTTGTAGGTATATCTGGGATAGATATTAATCAAGAAGATTGGAAGAATTATTAATATTTTAGGAGGTGATATAAAATGGAAATAACAACTATGACTCTAGAAGAAGCAGAAAAGATTGGTTACGTTGCAAAAATCAAAGAACTCTACTGTGAATTAAAATCAGTTTGGCCTACATTTTCAGAAAAAACTAGAGACAATTTGACAATGTTGCTTGGTGGTTTGAAGGATAAAAGTGAAGTTATGGCTTTGATGGGTAAGGAAGATGATAGGTAAAAGAGTAATGGTAACACTCTCTGGGAAATAATTTATGTAGTTAGAGTAAATAAAAAATAAATGGGTGATGGCCGACATTAAGGAGAAAAAATATGATTTATTTATTAGATGGTTTAGAATTTAATGTTAGTAATATAGTGGAGTTTCTAGACTCTTATCAAAACAAAATTACCTCTTATAATGGATTTAATATGCAACAAATAATTCTTGATAAGTTACTCGAAGGAATAAAAACAAATCAATTAATACATACACAATGGTTAAGAGGGATTGGCAAAACTCATACATTAATTGCGTTAGCAAAAGAAGCAGATTGTATTGTATTAGAACCAAATGTAGCTGTGGCATCTGCTATAGCAAAAAGGGAAAATTATTCAAAAGTATACCCTGCATCCATTGATTTTCTGAGAGGTAATACTTTAAGTAATTATGGCTATAGGTACAGCAAAGATAATCCTTTGGAAGTTGTTGTGGACGAAGGAGTAACAAATATTAAAGCTATTGAAGATATTGGATTTAAAGTAGTTACTGGATTTTATACTCCTAAGAAAGAAGATGAAATTTCATTTAATGATAAAGTAACGAGAACTCTTATGAATGAAATTGAAGCTCTTACTCCTAAGTTAGAATTAACAAGGGAAAGTAAAGATTATGGAACATATAAGAATTTAATTAATGCTTATAGAGAGGTGTTAAATCTTATGAGATATTTTCCAGATAATCATTAAATAATAGCAAACAAATACTCCCAACCGCTTTTGGTGGTTAGGAGTATTTTAATATAATAGTTATTTAAGTTTATCTAATTCGTCTAAATCAATAATAACTTCCTTAAAAAACATAAGATATCCACATTCAGTACAAATGTAAGTAATAGTTGGGAATGGGCCAGAAATACCAATTGCATCAAATTCCATTCTTGCATTCATACCAAAAGTTTTTACTTTTTTAGATTGGCATATTGGACAGGTTTTAGATTGATTAGATATGGTTTGTTTGTTGATAGTGCGTAGATTTTCTTGTGTAGAATCTTCCATATTATGATTACCTCCCTATGTTTGATGATTATATTTGGTTAATTTAGCATGTCCATTTTGTTGGATTAATAATTACTCTATTTAAATCTAATCTCTTTAACATCAATTAAACAATCTGGATCTATAATAATTTCACTCTCTCCTCTTTTATCAATATAAGCAAGAATATCTTCAATTTTAATCATTGCTTCATATAACTCTCCCCTATATTTATTGAACCTTGTAGCAAAGAATTTAGCTTTTTCTTTATCAATTGTCCAAGAAAAAGCTTTTTGATAAGGTGTAGATTTAGTATTTTGTCCTCGATATATTTTGACCAATCCATTAACATCTGGTTTAATATTTTCATTTAAATTTTCTTTAGGTTTGTATTTGAAAATATTAAGAAAGAAGTCTTTGTTAAGGTTTGAGAAACCATACTCAGAACGGCTGTAGATGTCCTCAAAGCAATCGTATTTCTGTTCATCAGGTATATCATCAAATGATTGAATATAGAAGTCTAGAGCAATTTTCTTTTCAATAAGGAAAAATAATTTGTTGTATTGCTTTTTAGAGATATAATTATTCATACTTTCTTCAATTTTTTCAATTCTCTGTTTAGTATGCCAACTAGTCAATGATTCTATATTGAATACACCTATATCTACCATGACAGGGCCAGAGATGTAGGTAAAAGGTGTTAGAAAATTATCAGTAAAGTAGAAGTTAGATATTGGTTTATCAAGGTATTGTACGGCTTCTAGTATGGTTTGATAAGGTGGTATTTCATATTCAGTTTCTTCCATTATTTTGATTCTAAATTGATTATCTGAGAAGAGTGATGCAGGGATTAATGAATTTTTGTTTAGGTTTCCATGAGATAGTTTGAATATGTCGCTTATGTTCATATTGTTAACTCCTTTGTGTTTATAATGTTTATTCTATTTTAATAAGTCGAAATCCATTATTGTTTTCTTGAACCGTAGATAAAGTTTTCCACACATCTCATCTGCTTCGATTCCAAATATAGATGAATCAACGCCTAACACCTTAATAATTTCTTTAAATTGTGGCAGATTAATTTTCTTTTTACCTTTTTCAATATTGTATAATTCATCTAATTTTAGATTGGAATTTTTAGTAAAGTTAGATGTAGATATTTTCTTTAACTTTCTTACTCTTTTAATATTAAATCCCATATAATTGCCATTTTTTATAGCTTGATCAATTTCTAATTGGATATAAAAGTTTTTTGTGCTGATTTGTTTTTCTTTTTCGGTTAATGTATCTGGTCGTTTATTATGGTGTTGTTTTAGTTGTTTTGGTTTTTGCGTATTTTTATCTATAGTTAATATATCTGTCCGGCTTTTATTTACAGGAGATTTGATTGCGAAGTCCATTATACTTGATTTGAATCGTACATACAATTTTCCATAAAGTTCATTTTCTTCAAGATTAAATATAGAATAATCAATATTAAGTGAATCATATATTTTTACAAATTCTGATAAACAAATTCTAGTTTTACCAGATTCAATTTTAGTTAGTTCATACGATTTTATACCAATGTTTTCAGATAATTTAGCAACACTTATTTTCTGTATTTTTCGTATTCTTTTTATGTTAGTTCCCATGTAGTTACCTTTTTCTATTGCTTTTTTAGTTTCTATTTGAAGATAAAAATCTTTTGTATTTTTATTAATGATATTTAATTTTTTAGCATTTTTATCATTAAGTCTTTTTACTTTAATTTTACAACGATAACATAAAGAAGATAAGTTTTTGTATTTAAAAATTTTACCACATTTTTCGCATTTATCATATATTGTAACTTCTTCTTTAATATTTTGAGCACGCAATAAACTTTTATCACAGTCGATACATTTTAATGTTGTAGAATTTTCTGGTAATGGTTTAGCACATTTGATACATAAATTGTATGCGATTCTAATTTTTTGAATATCATTATAATTTATAAGATTTATGTCCATGTGACAACCTCCATTTCGACAATGATGGTTATATTATAGCATATTTAGTTGTTTTGTTCAAATTTGAGGTAATATGAAATTAATAAAATAATAAAAACAAACAAAAAAGAAACGAAGATTGGCTGTACACACCAAATTCTTCATTTTAGCAGAGACCTTGAGATAATAAAAGCCATTGAGTTAGTTTGAGCTAGAAGAATGCTGAAAATAACTCAATGTGCTTATTGTAGCATGGATTGGGTTGAGTTGTAAAGGTTAGGGTTTTTGGGATGGATATATTATCCCATAAAAGTATGTTTTTATTTTGTTTGAAATAATGGTTTTGAAAGTGGCTTATAGCAAGGGTTGTAGAGGTGGTAATTGTTGGGATTTGGGTTATTTGGAGGGATTTTTGAGGTAAATTAGTTAGAATTTAATATTTTTTATTTTTAAAGAGCTGTTGAGGTTCTTTTTGTTTTGTTTTGTTTGGGTAGAAATTGAAATTGAATTTAATATTGGTTGGATAGGAGTCAGGCCAGACTTTTATCTGTAAAACGAGGCACTTGAGTTTTCCTTAGAACTTGAGTGTCTTATTCCAATTGTGGCTCTTATTAAGGAAAGGGGATAGATTTATTATGGGATTGATAACAAAAGAGGTTTGGGTAGAAGTAGGTAAAAATTTAAAACATTATGAAAAATTAAATTATTTTATACCAAAATCAATAAATAAGTACGGAAAATTAACTGTTTCAAGAGGAACTAGAATATTAGTTAAAGTAGAAGATTTGCCTAATCGTTCTGCTGTATTTGTTGATTGTGAATGTAACGGTTGCGGAAAAGAAATAAATAGAATACCGTGGTATAATTATAAAAGATCAGTAGTAGACGATAATAAATATTATTGTCATCAATGTGCAAAGGCTGGTCATAAAGAATGGATAAGTTTCTTTAGATGGTGTTACTTAAATTTATATAAAGAATTAGCAGATTATATTTTATCCAGATGGGATTATGAATTGAATATTGATAAAAATGGTAAATTAATAACACCAAAAGATATTAGTCATTCATCACAAGGTATTAACGGAAAAGGATATTGGTTTAAGTGTTTAGAACATCCAGAGCATCTATCAGAACAGAAAAGTATTAGCGGTTTTGTCGGAGGGACTCGTAGTATTACTTGCAATCAATGTAATAAGGTCTCCATTACATACCCTGCTCTCATTAAATATTTAGTAAATGAAGCTGATATGTATAAATACTCTCTTGGTTCAAATGAACAAATCCCTATGAGATGTCCATATTGTGGATATGAGAAGGATATTACAATTCCTGTTTTTATAAGAGTTGGATTTGGATGTTCAAGATGTTCAGACGGTGTGTCGTTCAGTCAAAAATTTATAGCATGTTTTTTAGAGCAGATATTAGATAAAGATTTTACAATAGAACTAAGTAAAAAAACTTTAAAATGGTGTGATAACTATAGATATGATTTTTATACAGAAAAATTAAACGGAATTATTATAGAGGCAATGGGTATACAGCACTACGAAGAATCTTTTAGAAAAATAAGTAAAAAAGCTAGAAGTTTAGAAGAAGAACAAAAGAATGACAGAGATAAAGAACAATTAGCAAAAGAAAATAATATTGAAAATTATATAGTTTTGGATTGTAGAAAAAGTGAAATGAATTGGATTAAAAATAGTATCATGAATAGTAATTTACCAAAATTATTAAATTTTATGGAAAAAGATATAGATTGGTTGAAATGTGGCGAAGCAGGTTATTCAAGTTTGATTAAGATTGCTTGTGATTATTGGAATAGTGGAATAAAGAGTGTCAGAGAGATAGCAGAGAAAATGAAATTACATAGTGCTACAATTTCAAGATATCTTAAACAAGGTACTGAGTTAAATTGGTGTGATTATGGTGGGAAAGCAGAGATGTTTCGTAAGGTAATATGTTTAACCACAGGGGAAGTTTTTAATAGTGTTACGGAAGCTGAAAATAAATATAATACTTCTCATATTTCAGATTGTTGCAAGGGAAATAAAAAGACATCTGGAAAACTTTTAGATGGAACTAAACTTGTGTGGGTTTATTATGAAGAATATATATTAAGAACAGAGGAAGAAATTACAAGTATTTTAAATAATTCAAAAAATATTCGGAATGTAAAAATAATATGTACAACAACTGGTGAAAAATTTGAAAAAATATCTGATGCGGAAATCAAATATAATATTTCTGCACAAAGTATATCTAAATGTTGTAAAGGTAAATTAAATTCAGCAGGTAAACATCCCAATACAGGAGAGAAAATGGTTTGGAAAATATTTGATAAATAATATTATAGAGAGTAATCACAAAATTAATGTGATTACTCTCTATTTTTTACGCTTTTAATTTTCCATTACATGATTGATAATTAAAGTGGCGATATCCTTCTGAACCTTTGAAGAATTCACAAGTTTCGATCCCTCCCTAAGACAGAAATTCCATATAGGATTACTCCTACTTAGAAATTTTTTGTCTGACAACTTTGTAAGTCTATTCTCCCAATCATTTTCCTTGCGTAATCTATTAGCAAGAGCAAAGAAACCTGATATAAACATATTTTCTAAAATAAAATTCTGCTTTCTTTGTTCCGATTTTGCTTCAATATCAATATTGCCCATTGCTTCAGGGAATATATTACTAATTAATTCATCCCAAAATTTAACAAGATATAAACCAATCTCTTCTGCTTCTTTTGGATTTAATGCTTTAAATTGTGCTACATTATCAAGTAGAGTTTTATAAGTGATAATTTTATTGCTTGATTTTGAAATTGTTCCAGAAACTAACTCTATCTTACCTTTGAGCAAACTTTGATTCGCAATTATGTCAACAATTTTGCGATTTTCATTGAAAACATCATGAAAAGCCAACCTAGTACGACTTACAGCCTTACCTTTTGAATTTGCTTCTACAAAAAGATTTTCTGACTCTGAGTGAGACAAATTAAAAATCACCACTGGTATATAAAATTCTCTAGGATCTTTTATGCTAAGAGCATCCTTTTTGAATCGTTTAACCCAAATCTTCATACTTTCTAACCTATGGGCTGCATCGCAGATGGTTAAAGCATGTTGTCCAGATAAAGTATTGTCATCTTCGTTAAAGTGAAGTGCTTCAGGATATTCTTTTGCATAATTTAATAATACTTGACCAGCATCCATAGAACCGTCTAACATTTTTGATAAGATAGTTTTAACATTGGCAGTATAAATTAATGGTTTTTCCTCTCCTTTTGCGGTGGTACGCGAACCTCTCTGAACTGAGGGATCGTATATCACTGAAGGAGTTTTTCCAGAGTACATTTCATTTAGTTGATAACAATTTAATGTTGTGATCCATTTGTAAATAGAACCATTACGATAAACGGGTTGGCAATTTGGTATTGACCAAAAATATCCATCTTCTTTATTATTGCTTTCTTTCCCAGTCTTAACCTTATTACTTAAACTACCAAACACAGGCATATTGGCATTCCCCATATTTCTTTCTCTCATTTTTTTCTTTAGTTCTTCATCAGATTCTACAACTTTATCAATTTTATCAACTTCAATAATCTTATCACTCCTATCTTCTTCCCATTTTTCATCCTCATCAATAATTTCATCCAAACTTTCAAATCCTGCTGAAGTTTCACTCATAGTTTTGCTAAATTCTTGTGTCATCGTATTGATTGCCTCTTCCTTAACTTGATTAACTACATTAGTGTTTGTCTGAGCAAGTCTGTCTCTACTTTTTCTTCCCATGTCTTCTTCTCCTTCCATAGTTTCCTTGACTAATTTATTAACCATATCAATAATCATAATAAAACCGCCTTTCTATGACTATATCATATTTATACACAAAAACATAGAGAATAATACCTAAATTTTCTTAAAAATAAAGAAAAAGAATGATTTCTCATTCTTTCTAATCAATAATTATCCCTTTTTCTCTTAGAAAATCCTCTTCTGCAAGTAATATTTCCTCAATAAGATTCTCGTTAACTCCTGTCCTTTGAGCAATTTGTTGAATCATAAGATCAACATCAATCGTCGGTTTGCTAAAACTATTGATGATGTTCCCTAAAATTCCCATTATAGCCATCTCCTTATTTCATTTTCCATACCGTGATATCTGGAATTATTCTTATCTTTTTCATATTTGGATATTGAGTAAAAATATAAAAATTTTCTCTTAATTCTTCTATTTGAGCGATGTTAACTTGTTTGCCTAAGTTAGTTAATCTTCTAAACCCTGCTGAATTAGTTAACCAAAACAATTGAGGAAACCCCTTTACCTTCTGAGATACTTTTTCGTAAATATCAATCTTTTCTTTCAGTTGTTTTTTAGATTCTGTCCCTGCGTCAATTTCAAATAACAAGGTGGTGTCTTGTTCATCCTTAGTTAACACAATCAATATATCTGATCTAAAAATATATTGCTTACCATTTTCTCTATCCTTGTATTTATAAATGAATTCAGGTTTATATTGCTTAATAAAAATCTTATTTAAATTTTGCTCCCGAATCAGCAAAGCATAAATTTCATTAACTAATAGTTGATGAGTATAATCTGAAGGTAGTTTAGATAAATTCACTCCACCAATTTGGCAAAGTAATTTACCTGCCGTAACTAAGGATTCGCCATTTAATGCCACTGGAGTTCTTTTAATAAATTCTAATCTTTCTATTTTAGCTAGTCTTCGATTACAAACAGTTAAACTTTGTTTAGATTGAAAGAACATTATTTGAATCTGAGTTCTGGAAAAAATTTTAAAATCTCTAATACTTCTTATTATCTCTAAATCTCTCCCCGTTAAATGGGCGTACTTTTGTCCCAAAATCAATTTTTCCAACATCAAATCTTTGCTGATCATTGTCAATCACCTCTATATTAAAATCTGGTTCGGGGATATAATCCGATTCCAAAATTTCTTCCATAATTTCATCAACAGAACGTAAATATTTTTGACTATTTTGATTAATAGCATCTGGTATTTGCTTGCGTAAAGGTTTGGTTGGAGGATCACATTTAATAATAGATATACTTTTTTCACTTTTGTATAAAAATCTACAGAGTGCATGATATTTAGGAAGATTAAGAATAGCATATCTGTTAGACATATCTTTTTCTTCATCTCCTGTTTCAAATTCTTTAAACAGTGTTTGTGCTCCTCCTCTACCTATAGCAAAAGATATAATCTGAGGTTGTACTTCTAACATCATTCTAATAAGTGATTGAATTTGAGTTTGTTCTGGAGACTGGAAGAAAAAATGTAAGCATAGTCGGTATTTTCTTGCTTCTGTTAAAATTTCTTCAATTCCAGCCTCATTTGACAAATACATTTGGGGTTCGTCAAGAAAAAGCATGAAAATCCTCCTTTTATTTTTATCTGTAATATCAAATCTTGATAAAGCTGCAATCCAAAACTTAGAAATAATTAGAGGGATCAGTATCTCAATATTAACTTTTCCGACAGCAACTTTTGGGGCTTTAATTAAAAGTATTTTTCCTTCATCCATTATCGTCCTGAAGTCAATAGTAGATTTGTTTTGACATATAATTGATTTCAAATAATCATTATTAGTAAGATTTCCTACTTTGTTTAACAATGGTTTAATCATATCTCTTTTAACTGATGGAGGTTGGGCTTCAAATCTGTCCCAATATCTAACAACAGAAGCGTTCCTTTTGTTTTTTCTTAAAGACTTTACTATTTGTTCACGATATTCTACTTCAGTTAACATTTTGATAATTCCTAAAAGAGTTTTAGGATAATCAGTTTGTTTAAGAATCGCGTTCAATGAATTTGATAAAAGATCCTCACTTGCAAAACCTATTTGTTCTCCGAATCTTTTTTTGAAAAATGAAATTATCTCTGCATGAATAAAGTGGGGAAACTGTTTCTCAACTTTTTCATCAAATTCTAAGAGATTAATTCCTGGAAGAAAATCTTTATTGGAAAAGTCTAATAAAACAACATCCTCTAATCTATTTTCTGGGATAGACATTAAAATATTGTCAATTAATGCTCCATCTGCTACGTCTATAACACAAAATCCTGCGGTATTGAAATTTTGTAAATTGTTAATTTTAGATATTTGGATTGCAATATTTTCAGCCAAATTTGTCTTGCCACTCCCAGGTGAACCCACGTATATAGAATTTTTGCTAAGGTCGTCAAAATGATCTATAGGATAACTAATTACATTTTTTGTATTTAAATCTTTGCCCATTACTATACCATTACCTTTGAGTAAAAATTTACTAGGTTTTAACACTACCCTATCTCCTAACGAATTTTTATCATCGCCAAACTTCAAATTAGGTAATTTATAATCTGGAATACCTTGACCTAAAATACCATTTGAAATCATTTGAACTGTATAACCAAGACATCCTAACACAAATTTACTGCTATATAGAGCAGAATATTTTCCTGATTTAATGGTTAAGTCTTTAATCTTATTAATTTTATCTCCCACTATACTCAACCCCTTTCATTTCTTCGTAATTAGTGTTGAATAGAAGATATTCTTTATCATCAAATATTGGTCTAAAAGCATATTGCTTAGTTCCTATAGTCATCCAACCTTGTCCTTTCTCAATTCTAGATAAGTAGTCAATAATGTGAGGTGGTATATTCATATAATTACTAATATGTTGCAACTCTAAAGAAGTTAAATGAAGAATTAAAGTATTGGCACAATTTTTAATAATTAATTCAATATCATCCTTAGAGCAATCAGTGAGGTTCTGGGTGCAAACAAAAATGCCCACCCCTCTCTTACGATAACCTTTAGCAATTGCTACAACTCTCTTAATTACTGCATCCGTTTTTAAAATATTCCATGCTTCATCAATTACAATAAGACAATCTTTAAATTCAGTTTTGAGTAAGAACTTTTCAAAATCCTTAGATATAATAACAATATTCCTTGAAGTTAATTTAGCATATTCACCAGTGATATCAAGAATATAAATTTTCTTATGTGCAGATATTTTCTTTATAATTGACTTTACTGCAAAACTCTTGCCACTTCCTGAAATTCCAAAAATGAAAAATGAATTATTAAATGTCTCTGCAAAGTTAATTTTAATTAATTGATGGTTTTGATAATCATATCCAATAGTAATACCTTTGCCGGAAACATATCTTACAAATGGATAGAAATTACTAATTGCACTTGTTAAAAATACTTTTAACTCCTTTACATGATCAATTTCTTTGTATGCTCTGAAATTCTTGAAACAATTAAAATGTTCACAATTAGCAAACTTAAATCTTATCTGCATACCATCTAAAAGCATAGATATTTGCTTTGTTTTTGTTTCTAATTGTTCAAGTGTTTGTCCTTTAATTAAGATATATAATCCAACCATGCAAAGTTTTTCTTCATTTCCCATAAGATCAACCATTGTTTTTTGTAACTTCTCTACAATTTCATCTTCTACAAAAAACTCTTGATTTGGGTTCTTTGAGGCTTTCCAATTTACATTTGCTTCAGTAGTATCAATTCTTTTTTTTACGGCCTTTACAGCCTCTTCTTGTGGCAATGGAAAGATAGTAATAGCAATCTCAGTGTCAGGAATCATTAGATTGTTTATGAATCCCACAGAAAGCATTTGAGGATATTGGATAACTTTAATTAATTTAGCAAAATATTTTTCATTGTTTTCAGTGACAGAAATATACTTCCTAAATTCTTTAATTTGGATATTGCTTGAAGTTGAACATTCAGATTGAGCATAGTCCATTCCCGAATTACGCAGGTTTTCACAAATATCAGAATTGGTAATTAGATAATAACTTGATTCGTTTATTTGTGTATCTTTGTTTAAATAATTTAAATCAGTTTTACAAATTATCCTTGATGAATCATTTAGAGAATTTAGCAAATATTTAAACTTGGATCTGAGTAATATTTGATCTTCTTTTGTTGCTAAAAGATAGTTTGCTTTTGGGTAAAGTTGATATTGAAACATTTTGTTTTGTCATTCCTTTCCACTTAAATTTAAAGAAAGATACTACTCCTTGGTCTATATCTGTTTTCGTAAGAATTGCTGTAGGAATACCAATATTTGGTAATATAAATAATTTTAAATAAATAGGTAAAGTTGTATTAAAAACCGATAATCCAAGTATAACCCCACCTATTAAATAAATAGTTTGTTTCCCTGTAAGTCCATAAAATATTTCATCCTTCATTTCAATAATTTGATTTGTGTCGAACATTTCAGTATTTAACATTAAATTACCTCCTTCTACTCGCTCCTCTTCTTGAAGACATCATACCTCCCATTCTACCAAATCCACTATATCTAATAAGTTTTCTAGGGCTTAATCCATATTTTATCTCTCTAAACATAGCAACTGGATTCGGAGCTTGGTGTCCATAACTAATCCATTGTTGAACATATGAAGGTGCTTTTAGCATAAATGATCCTGCCGATATACAAAGCATAATATGATAAAGTCCTCCGTGATTTGATTTTGATATTGAAGACTCAAATCCTAACCAAATCACCATAATAATCGCATGGATAATTGGAGCAATTAAGTTATCTAATAATTCATCAATCCATACCTGTCTCATATTTTGATGTTTGGGAAATAAACATAGATAGAAAAATATAGGTGCTGTAGCAACTAGAAACATAATAGAAATCATTCTCATGAAATAAAACCATATTAAATTGACTAATATCATTGCAAAAATTAAAGTGAATATAATTAGACCTAAACCATACTGTGGAGTTAAAGCTCTGACCATTTGTGCTTCTGAACCGCCTAGAGATAGAATAACAATGGTAAATTTGTTTGTTGCATCTATTATCATTGGAAGTGCAATTATTGCAATATTTACAATGACCATTGATTGAGCTATCTTCACAATATATTCTGTACTCTGATATTTACTACTTTTATTCATAATTTGCATAATTCCAAAATATACAATTCCTGCTATTGAGAATGTCATTATGATCTTTAAGAAGAAATAGTATAAAGATAATATTGTAGGATTTTCTGCCAATACATTAGGCGTGTGAAGAAATAATTGTGTAAAATTTTGAACTAGAGAATCAGTAATAAAATGTTCTAATCTTCCATTTACTGTAGAAATATCTTGAGGTGTAGGTGCATTAAATAAAGCATCATTAACATTTTGAACTGTTTCTAGGGATGGAGGTGTGATAAAAAATTTAATTATAGCATCTCCTGCTTCTCCAACAGTGAGCAATGGAATCATCCCCTTTATGAAGTTATAATAATTTTAATCTTAAAATTTTGGCATTGTTGGAAATACTCCTTTAAGTATTGTCCAGACAATCTTCACTACCCAAGGCCCAACAATTATAGTTATACATCCACGGATTACCGATTCCTTAAGCTCTTTGGATTGAGCTTTCCAATTTCCATTTCCAATGACATCCATGACACCAGCCCAGACTATCATGATCATAGCTAAACCAATTCCTAGTCCAGATAATAATAAACAAATTTTTGTTGACCACTGGTTAAATTCTTCCATGATAAAAACCTCCTAGAAATTTTAATTTTTCCATGCCTCTTTACTAAGAAGACCTAGATTTTAAAATCTGAATCCCTTTATTCATGCGGTCTGTAGGGTTCAGGGTGTATTAATGGCAATATAGGTGGTTAATATAGGGTTCTTGTCTTGATTTTTACAAACATTCATGTATAATCGACATTATTTTGGTTAATAATATGGTCAACGAAATAAATTAAGGAGTGTGAATTTAATGTTTTTACTGCCAATGTTTGTTGTAGGAGTAGGTTTGGTGGGTTATTCAGCATATGAATTAGTTAATACAGTGCAACAATTAAGCAAACTTATTCAATAATAAAATTCATATGCTATAATTCAATCCCCTCATTTGAGGGGTTTATTTTTTAGCAAAATGCTTGATACTTTTGACAATTGATTCTTTAGACCAATATGCTCCAAAACCAAACATTAAAACTCCTAATGCGCCCATTGTCCATCCTAAAACCCAGTATGAAGGAGTAAGAAAAATCTCACCAAATTCTAATAGTGAAAAACTTCCAACTAAAAACATAAGAGCTTTTGTATCTTTTTTCATAATAAGTCCTCCTTTTCTATTTGCTTTTAGCAGGTAAATAATTAATTGGATTTAATGAATTAGTTCCATTATTAGTACGAATTTCAAAATGTACATGTGGGCCTCTGGATAGTAATCCGGTATTTCCAGACAAAGCAATTACATCATTTTGATTTACTTTATCTCCAACGTTGACTAATAATTGATTATTATGTGCATACACAGTCTGTTTTCCATCAGAATGATTGATATACACAACATTTCCAATCATTTCATTAAATTCTGCTTTAATTACTATGCCAAAATTAGAGCAATAAACTTTACTATTTTCCACTACTGCAATATCAATTCCATAATGAAATCCATTTAATGAAGACTCTCTTGGGCCATAAGGACTTGAGATTATTCCATCTACTGGATAAATATAATTAGAGGAAGAAGAAGTAAGCAATATATAAGTTTTATTAATGACAATGTTTAAGATACTTTTTGCTTCCTCTGTGGTCAACTCTCCTTTAGCTGAGACAGGATGAGGTATTGACAATAAAGTTAATAATAAAAGTGAAAATAATAGTTTTTTGCTTGGCTTGGGAATTAATTTTCCTTTTGTTTTTCTCATAATTCACTCTCTTATAAAATAAGGAGTCAAAACCAAATTCCCTTTATAACATTGATTTGCACTCATATAAACCTTTCTCCAACCTCTCGTCATTAAATCTTCATAAAATTTTCTTTTATAATTCACAAAATCATCAACACTATCAAATTCCAAATGATTAATAATGTCATGGATTCTACGACCTTTATTAACCATTATTGATAATTTAATTCTCATTTAATAATACCTCCTTAAATTAAAGTACCTTAATCAACTCTTCTCCTCGGATAAATCCTATCTTTATCCTTACCATCCCAATCTGGAGATTTTAAAGAAACAAAATTCTCTCCTAAATTAACTCTAATGGCAAATCTCTGATCACATGTCGGACAATAATTTAAAACATGAATAAGTTCAGAATCAGTATCTTTTGTGATAATAGATTTTTCGGTAAATGTAGGATATTTAATTGCACATATTTAACAATTAAAAGTTACAGTTTGAAGTCGTTTTTGTGCTTTCTTATAGAGAGAATTACTTGGTTTTAGGATTGTATATAGTTTTCTCATTAATAATTCCTCCCTTATAACTATTCTTACCCCCTACTCAATCCAAATCTCTTTCCTCGCTATTCTCAAGCAAATCCATCACAGCATCAAAATAATCAATAACATCCTCACTTGGCTCAATGTCCCATCCACGATCATAATAAACTTCACAATCATTATGATTAAACTGTTCTCCACCAAAAATTGCTAATACACTAACCCTTCCACCATCAATTCCAAGTCTAGATGGGGTGTTGTATAGTTTAGCATTAAATTTAAATCTACCAACTTCCCCTTTAACCCAATTAGAATTATTGTCAAATTTAGTAAAATATGCTTGCATTATGATTCCTCCTTAATTACTCACTCCTACTCCCCTCTACCTCCTCCGCACTCATAAACAAAAATAAAATTAACATAATTTAAACTTATCTTTAAAACATTTTCCACAGATTCTTCTAATCCACAAATTTCACTGATATAATTTTTAGCAGAATAATCTCTTTTTGCTCTAATTAAACATTTCGCAACTTCATCAGTGATAGTAAAAACAGAATCGAAATCATCATCATTTTGATTACAAATGATGATACATTCAGGTTTTTGTTTCAATCATTTCAACTCCTTTGGATGTAATGTAGAATGAATTGGCATTCCTCTCTTTCCACCCTAGTTTAACCATTCCAAGCATTAAAAGATGATTTAGATTATGTCTGACTCTCAAATGATTGATGTCAATTGCAAGAGATATATTCCTTACAGTTCTGCTGTTCATTGGATCAGTAAGATTTTCTGAAAATAAATGATGTAGAATATCTATCTCTAATTTTGATAGCATTTTAATTAGTTCACCTCGCTTTGTTTTAATAATGTGTGATAATGTATCTGATTGTTCAACCATGCTTCATACTCCATCTTATTGATTGATAATTGTCCATTATGTTAGTCAATTTATGGGAAATCTTTGGACTTAAATGAAGTTGATTAATCAGACCTATACAATTACCCAAACATTATTTTATATGCTTTAATTTGATTTATTTTGTAAATTAATTTAAGATTAATAAAAGAAAAGCCCTGATTTCTCAGGACTTAATACTTAATCGTCAAACATATTAAAATTGATTTCTTTTACTGGTTTTGTTTTAGATCGCTCTTCCATTCTAATTTCATCTTTTTTAACAAATACATCTATATAGATTTCCTCTTCATCCTCTAACATTACCTTATCTTCACCTTTAAAAAAATAATCATACAAAGCTCTTCTAATTACTTTGCTTCTCCTATTCTTAGGGATTGCATCAAGAAATGGTTTTAAGATTCTGTCGTCTCTAAAGTTTCTAATTTCCCCCATGATAGATTCTTCACCAACTTTTCTGCCCCTCTTACATTTGAGAATTGACCTTTATGAAGTATTTTTTGAGGCCAATTAAGAAAATGATATATAGCAGACCCTCCTCCTCCAGTAACGATTATCTTGTCAATTTTCTTTAAATCATAAAAGGTTGATACATCTGCCTTGATTAATGTTGCAATGTCTGGGTAAAAATTCGCCAATGAGTCATAACCATCATATAAATCTACTTCATATATTTTTCTATCAGCACGTTTATAGATTTGCCACATTCCATTATTTGTAGTTTTGCAAAGTTCTCTAACTATTTCACCTCTGAGTAAATAAATTAGATTTACAGTACCCATTCCTACATCAACGATTAAAGTAACATTAGGAATTTCTTCTTTAGTTTTGCCCTCATCATCAAGAAAATAATCCATTGACGCACAATATCCCTGTGGGAGACTTTTTATAAGTGTCGGTTTAAAGTTATGAATATGCTCAATATCCCCAATTTTATAATTAATATCCATATCATGAGAAAACATATCAATAATTGATTTTTTTTCACTAAAATAAGATTCAAATGGAAAAAGAAATACTACTTTGTCTTCATTTTTATAGTTACATAAGGTATATTTAGTAAGAATTTTGAATGTTGATTGCTCTGTTTTAATTCCTTCAAGTGAATAATCTTGAGCATACCCATGTAAAATTGCATCTTCTCCAATGTAATGATTATCAATAACCCACATTTTCTTTTCAGTAAAAGAATCTTGATATTTCCCTATGACAGAAAGAATCTTTAATTCCCTGCCTTTTGAATTTAACGCCTTCACATATGAATTACCACAGTCCAAAAACAGCATATTTACTCCTCCTTTGATTTGTAATACAATTGTAAGACATTGTCTTACAATTGTATTACAAATTTTATGAAAATACAAGAGGTTTTATGATTCTAATAAATTATCATAATATTTCCAACCAAGAGGTACTCCTGTTTCGGGATGCAATCCGCAATACTTTGCTTTATTTCTGCAACATAGAGATATACCTGAATGAAAAATATTATATTTTAATCCAGCCTCTGTTTGAGAATTAAATATTTCTCCAGTAGTAGTGCATATTATTTTACTAAAAACTCTTTTGCTTTTATATCCACTTTTTCTAGTCTCTTCTTTTGGGTCGTAATCACACCAACCTAGCTCAGTTCCCTGCTTAAGATATTTTATAACCGTTGATCTACATTTTTTTATTATACTTGATATTTTTAATGTGTTTTTAATATCATTCCACATATTACAAATAGTTTTTACAATGCTTTTACAAGCATATTCATAACATTTTAACCAGTCTATATCACTTTCTGAAAAATTTAAAAGTTTTGGCAAATCTGATTTCATAATACTGTTTTTAATCCAATTCATATTTGAATATCGACAATCTAAGACTATGTAATTATTAATATTATTGTTTCTAGCTAATTGTTCTTTTACTTTGTCATTCTCTTGGACTTCATTTAATCTCATTCTCCATGTACTATTAGTTTCTTCATAATGTTGAATTCCTTGACACTCACAAATAATTTCATCAATTTTATTTATGTAAAAGTCATATTTATAATTATCGCACCATTTGAAAGTTTTTTCAGATAATTGTGTATTAAAATCATTGCCTAATAATTGTTCAAATACATTAAATAAAAATTTCTCAGGAAAACTTATACCGTCCCCACAACATTCACATCCAAATCCTTTTTTCCACAATTTATCCAAACTCTTTTGTTTCTCATGTCCACAATCTGGACATTTCATTGGAATTTTTTTATTTGAACCAACTGAATATTTATAAGCATCTTCTTTATTAACTAAAAATTTAATAAGTTCTTGATGCGTAACTGAAATTGTATTACACATAATACAATCAAGACTTATGGTAGATCCTTTTTTTATTGTTGTATAAGTAAAACGAGCAATACTTTTTAATTCGGATTTATGTTCTGGATGATCTAAGCATTTAAACCAGTAGCCCTTATTATTAAAACCTACCGAACCATAACTTACATATTTAGGACTTATTATATTGCCATTTTCGTCAATATTTAAACTATAATCCCAACGTGATAATATCCAATCAGCCAATTCTTTAGAGAGATGGGTATAGCACCACTCATAAAAAGAAATATAATTTTTGTGTCCAGTTTGAGAACATTTATGACAATAATATCTTCCATCTTCTTTTACATATTTCTTGTAATTAAGCCATTTCATAGGTTTTAAATATTCTTTACATCCATCACATTGAACGTCAACTATAGCACTAGATGCATGTGTTAAATCTTCTACTTTTACTTTAAATTCCTCTCCAAGTTTAGTAAAGGCAAATCCTTTATCTATGTACCACTTTTTACTACTAAAATGCCACTTCATTATTACCTCTTTAGTTATTAATCCCACAATCTAATCCTCCTCTTTCTATAAATTATTATATTTCTCCCTACTTAATATTATAGCATAAATAGTAAATCATGTCAACATATATTTATTTTATAATTTAATAATTTTCTCTATCCCTTTCAGTGTTGTCCGGCCCAAACACTTATCAACATGTGTATAAAATTTTAGAAACTTATACACAGCCTTGTCGATTTGTAGTATAATGTATTAACATGTCCAACCCATATTAATGTTAATTTTTAGCAAAAGAATAATAGCAAAAACTCCTTGAAGTGCTAGTTTGGTCGCGAACACTTCAAGGAGCCACAGCAGAGGTTGTTTTCGTTTGTATTTTTATTATAACAAAAAGAAAACCTTCTGTCTAGTGTGTTTTTGTTGTTGGCAAAACATGGAGAGAAGGTTTTTATTATGAATATGATTAGAGATCCAAAGAAGTTAAGAAGAGTTCCAATCAAAGAAGAATTAGTTGAAATTACAGGTGATTACATTAAGGCAGTTATTTTGCAACAATTTATTTACTGGTCAGAAAGAACCAAAGATTATGACCAATTTGTTTTAGAAGAAAAGTTTCAGGCCGAAAGGTGTGGATATGAATACAAGGCAGAATTGAAAAACGGATGGATATTTAAGAGTTCTGAACAACTATCAGAAGAAACTATGCTTAGATTAAAACATACCGCAATGCGTACACATATTAAGGTATTAGTGGATAAGGGTTTTCTATCTGAGAGAACTAATCCTCTTGATAAACGGGATAGAACCATACAATATCGTGTGAACATTTTAGCAATACAACTTGATCTACTAGAACATAACTATGTCTTAGATGGATATTCTAGTCCAATTAATTTTGAAACTCTTATGGAAGTTATCCACAAGAAAAAGCAATCTCGGAATGCGGAAATGCAAACATCATTAAATGGAAATGCTTCATCAGAATGTGAGATTGCACAGCCGGAAAACAATAATGGCATAGAATATGGGGTTGAAGACATAATTGCATTCTCGGAAAACGGAAATGCATCTCCGCAAATATGCAATGCAACTAGCGAAAACATGCAAGCATTACCAGAGACTACTTACAGAGATATATATCTTATTGATATTAATCGCGTGTGGGAAGAGGTTGTGGATAACTTGAGAAAGAAATTGTCTCCTGCTTCTCTGTCTGCTTGGATATTACCCATCATACCAGAAATACAGGAGACAAAGTTAATACTTAATTGTTCAAGTCAATTTGCTGTGGATTGGATAGAGGGAAAATATCTTAGTATGATTGTTAATTGTTTGCCTGAAAATAGTGGAATTAAGGATGTTGTTGTATGTGAAAGTTCTTAAAGGTTTTTCAGGAGAAAATGATTGGTAAATATTTATGGTTTTATTTGTATTAATTTAGTAGTATTATGTAGCAAAAAGAAAGTTAGTGCAGAATGTTCGACTATGAACAAGAATCAGAAATTGAGAAAATGCTTAAAGATGAAATCAGAGAGCAAAAGCGAACTGGCAATGGAATTCATGGTCGAGCATTAAGATTAAGAAAACACGAAACAGTTAGAACCCCTTCAGAATCTTTAGTAGGAATAGAAAGATTGAAAATTTATGCACCTTCTGTAATTCACTCAACAACGATTGGAGAAATGAAAATGACTGAACTTCTAGAAAAGATTAAATTAGGTGAAATTCCATCTAAGTCAGAATTTGAAGCATTAGATTTTGAGAGTAATCAAAAAGCTTTAGCTGAATTGAGAAGATTACACACTAATCATGAAATTATGAAAAGTTGGAAATGTTCGTCTACATCTCTTAGTAATTTCTTCGCAGAAATGCAAGTTGCAAAAATTAAAGGTGGAGAAATATTGATTGGAAAGTCTGCTGTTGATTTTTTAAATAAAGGAAGAATTACAAGAGGATTGCCTAAAATTGGTGAAGATAGTAATCAGGAGAAAATTAAAAGGCCATATAATAGGGTCGCTCCTATAGATAATTCTAAAGAAATTCTGAGTGAAAATATTATTCCCACTCAGAATGTAGATTCAATTTTTATTAATCAAAAAGAAACCATAATTGAGAATAACTATTTAATCAATGTTAATAGAAAATTTAATACTAGGAACTTGGCTTCTTTTTTGGAAAGGTTAACTCTATTTCTCAGTGAAGAGAATCAGGAATTTTTAGTTGAAATTAGAGTTATTGAGGTTGGGAGTAAAAGGTAGGTTATTATCAACCCTTAATTATATCAATAAAGAACTCACCTTTGTCAAATAATCCCTGTTTTCTTCCAACCAATATATTTTCACCATCTGTTGCTACCATACCACATCCACAATGACAAGTTGGAGCAATATCTTCAAACATTACTAAATCCTCAGCAATAACATTTGAACAGTTCTTCTTGATAATATTCCAAAATATATCTAATACTTCTGATTTTGCTTCATCAATTGTTGTTACAGCACCTTTAATTACTTTGCATTTAACATTTTGATTCTCTTTTACTTTTTTACCTGCATAATATCGAATTATATATGCAGTAATAGGTTCTCTGCTTTCACATATAGGACATCTTTTATTATTTTGTGTGAAATCATAAGGCGTAGTCATATAAGCAGGATGTGATTTATTTTCTGAACAATTGAGCCATATCAATACATCCTTTGCATCATGAGCTATTTCTTTAGGACTTCCACCAATTTGTTTAATCTTTGCCATTTTTATAATTCCTTCTTTCAATTGTTTTATTTAATCTAATATTGTAGTCTATTGGGCGTTTAAATTTCATATTAATATTTCCCTTTTATCACCCACATTTAGGACAAATCAAAATTTTCTCAATTACAGGTGTTCCAAAGTGTTCATTCCTATTTTCATCCCTTTGTTCTAACTCGCTTCTGCAAACCTCGCATAGTCCTTCTAATTCGCAATATTCTTCATTTTTATCTGACATAATTGATAACAAACTTTTAAAATCTATAATATCACTTGTCATTCTCAATCCATTGCAACATTGAAGAAATTCTGGACTTTCAATTGGAAAATTTAAAATATCTTCTAGATCAATATTTGTGTTTATCATATGGTTGTCTCCTTTATCTTATGTTTTGTTTCATATTTACAATAATTTATTTGCTATATCTGTCCAATTCAATGCTCTTTCGCCTTGCCAGTTCTCATTCCAGCTTTTAATCACACCAAAGCATATTCTACGTTCTACTGTTGTGACAGATTTTAAATTTGATTCAACATCATCTATAAATACATTGCCCTTGCCTACTGCATTTAATAGACTCTTATCCATTTTACAATTTTTATTTACAAGAAACATTGCTTCTGTAATAAAAGGAAGATTCGTATCAACCCACATTGTTTTATATTTTATATTAGAAAACGAACCAATACTTATTAAGATAATTTCATATTTTTTATTTAATTCTCTTAAAACTACATATGTATTATGATTAATAAATTTAAGATTATTAAAGAAATCTCTTTTGCCAAATATCTCTTCTACTTCTTTAACTCCTTTGAGTAAAGGCAATTCATCTGCAAAATCCCATTTATTCACGTTCTGCCATATTGGAGGAATATAATCAGGGTGATCTTTATAGATTTCTGAATATGTAGTACAAAATGCTTCAGTAGAAGAGGTTATGGTATTATCTATGTCACAGAATAATCGAGGTCTACTAATCATTATTTTCTCCAATCTTTTTTAAAATATATTTCACACATTCATCAAAATCATAATTTTTAACAATATAATCAACTTCTTGATTAACTATATCAAATGTAAATTGTTCTTCATCATCTAATTTACGCCTATTCCATTCTATTTGATCAAATCCATCCCTATTAATTGCTCTTTGTTTTCTAGTTGGTTCATTTACATCAATGAAAAATGATACAATGTTGTCTTTGAAATGTTTCTTGAGTTCTATTAACCCTAAAATATCTAGAACAACTATGTAATTATGTTTTGATAAATTAATGCTTTCGCAATGTAAGCCGTAATACCAAACATCTGGCACATTATTCACAAGTGTATTATATTTTCTACATTCAATAAATTCTTCTTGTGCAATCATATCTTCAAATTGTTTTCTTGAAATGAAATGATATGGATTATTTTCTGATTCTAATGGTCGCATGGGGCGTGATGTATGAGATATCACCATTTCATAATTGTAATTATCTGATATGTACTTAGATAAACTATCCTTTCCTGAACTGCTGAATCCTGCGAGAACCACTACTTTATTTTTCAATTACTTCACCTCAATATCATCAAATATTACTGGTATTTTCCCTTTTAATTCTTCTAATAGCATAATAGCAACTTCACGCATTTGTGGGTGTGCAACTTTAGCAGTTCTTAGTCTAAAGAAATGCCTTAATTCTCTAAGATTCATAGTAACAACAATTTCAGTTTTTAATGAATTGGGTAATACAGAACGTGCTTCTTGTGGACTTGCGCCTAATGTCAATAGTTCAAAATATGTAATCTCTGCTTGTAAACACCCTATTCTCCAAGATTGAAATTGTTTAGACTCTTCATTCCAAAACAAAGGTTTAATTACTGTAATTTCCTTACCGAATTTTTCTTGATTATAGTTGCAATATCTGGTTGATTCCTGAGCATAAGAAGCAATTCTATGTCTTACAATTTCGTGTGTAACCCCTCTATCACAGATGAACTTAACTGATATATTAAAGTGCTCAATCATAGCTTCATGGCCCCTTTTAATGAGGTCTGCAACGAATTTTTTAGATGAGTCAGGAGTAATTTTACTCTCACTTTTGTAACAAGTTCGGCCTACTACTTCTATATGTTTAAGAATTTCATCTCCATTGATTTGATCTAATATCTCTACACTTGCATTAATAATTTTCATTTTAATTATTCCTTCTTTCTTTCTTTTATTTCTACTCAAATTTTATTTTATCATACTGATATTTCTTATGATATATACATGTTTGCTCATAGCAACAGTCAGGACAGTTTCTATGATATAGCATTTCCTGATTATTACAGGATAATTTATTACGCATTGGAATTAGACCCTTTTCAAGAATTGCTTTCTCAATATCAGAAATCTCTTCTTGATTATCTTCATTTCCATTTTCTTGATTCAGCAACCATTGTTCATATTCCTCAATGGTTTTAAGAAGTCCAACAGTAATATCTTTTAGTTCATAATCATCATAAAATTTTATTTTGTAGTAATCAATATCTTTCCTAATATTTCTTTTTACAATGGTACATTCTTGACCTCTATATTTTACAATTAAGCCAACAAAAACTACTTTATCTTCTACATTAAATTTAGGTTCTTTTTTGATGTCGCTTAATTCTGAATATTTATCTTCCTTTTTTTGTTTAGGTGCTCTAGGGGTTAGATTAATTTTACCTTTTGCCATATTTTTCACATCCTTTCATAACTCTGTACTACAATCCATATAAATTATTATACATTAATCACAATACAGAGTCAATATAATTTTATTTATTGCTTTATGTATAAATCTAATACTGCACAAACCCTGTAACCCTATTATCTTTCTCATTCAGCAACTCATAAGCAACTTTAATAATTTGCCTCAATATAATATCACATTCATTGAAATCCATTCCCTCAAAATCAGCAGTCAAGAATCCTTTCATTCGATCATAATGTCTTATTTCTAATTCCTTATTTGAAAGAACTTCCTTATTTGTAATGTTTACATTATTTCTCATAAATCATTCTCCTTTTATTTTATTTAATTTTATATCTAATCTACTCCCAAGTATCTTCTTCAGGTAAACTAATTGCAACAACTACTTCACCGCTACGATATAATTCTAAGATATGTCTACACATATATTCTTTGCTAGGTTTTTGCCAATCAAAACAAATTACAATATTGGCATTATTAATTTTTAATTTAAATCCATTCCAATGTTCCTGTTTTTCTATTTCTGCATCAACAACAGATAATTTAGTGATAATTCCTAATTCTCCATCTGAATGAACAGATTCTATTTTAATTATCTTATTTAATGTTTTGTTCATAAAATATTCTAAATCCATATGTATTCCTCCTAATATTTTATTTTTGATTATGCCTGACTCGATATATTTAGGCATCACTTCCTACCAACTCTTATAATCAGTGAAATCAATTACAATGTCACACTTAGGGCATACGCCTTTATATGTAGAACCTATTCCTGAACCATACTCAAACAATAATAAATGCCTTTTATCTTTATCACATTCAGCATATATTCCTAGCGCATTTATCTCGTCAGTTTTGCCAATATAAGTATAACCTTTCCTAATTAATCTCTTCTGTGCTTCTTTGTCATATTGATCAGCTTGGAGTTGAGTAATTTGATTTTGAATTTCTTTAATGTATGATTTCCGTATGTCTCTTTTAATTTCTAATCCAAGAATTTCTTTTCTGATATTGTCTAACTCTTGATTAGAAGACTCTAATTGTTCTTGAAGTTTAGCAATTTGAATGTTTGCATCAAGCATTTTATCCCCACTCCTTTAATGTTTTATTTTATGATATAACCACTTTTAATTCTAGTGCTACATGTTGCTCTCGATCCATTACTCTATATTTCTCAATATCAACAACTTTATAGTTTTTATTGCTTCCTTTAATTGTTACTTCCTCACCATTTTGATAATTAGGGTTATTGGAGGTGTATGCTGTTACTATTTCATTTTTGGAATTGTATAATAAAATATCTAATTAATCTCCTCCTTAAACAACTTCAAATTCATTATGATAATAAATTTCTGCTAAATCCCTTCTAGCATCAATTTCAGATAGTTTGTATTCATTCATGAATTCTTCTACTAATTTGTAGTTAAGTTTATCCATTGCTTGTAGAATGTAGTTTTCTTTGTTTGTGATCATTTTAATTTGTTCCTCCTTTCACCATTAAATAGAGTTTTGATGCTAATTTAATCTCATTCCCCAACATTTATATTCATGATACGGAATTTCTTTTTCTTTTGATGTTACTTTTATAGACCTATCATCTACAACTTCAACAACTAACTCTTCTTTGTGATTATGATAAACAGTATCACCTACCTTAAAATCAAAATCCGTTAAATAATAGTTCAAATAATTATATCTCTCACAAAATTTATCTAGTTCATCATATGCAATTATTTCACAACTTTTATTAAAAGAAGCAAAAGAGAAAGTGATTGTTGTTTGTGAAAGTTCAAATATAAATTTATCTAAATTAACATCATTTTCTTTCTTAATATCTAAAATTTCTAACTCAAATTTCTTTCTAAAGTTTTCAATGACTGTAAAAATAGAATCTATTGATCTTATAGCATGATAATCATTATTCATTTCTATGGTTCCATTAAACATTTATATCTTCCTTTCTTAATAGTGATTAAAATCATTATTTTAAATTATCAATACCACTCGTAATAGTCTTTAAAATTTCTGTCATAATTCCAGTAATCATCAATACCATATTCAGGTATAAATTTACAATATACAACATGATCAAGTGCTTCTTGACCAATATCCTTATCTATGTAAGCATATTGCCATCTATAACCTCTGGCATTATCACTTGCTCTTATTGCTTTATAATAATCTCCATTATTTAATTCAATGGTAAATATTCCAGTGTTAGGAGATGTTTTGATAACTTTATTAATATCCTCTTGATTCATACTATCAAGTAATTCTTGTAATTTATTAAATGCCCTTTCCATCGTTGAACCATAAATAATTATATTTTTAGCCATATTTTAACCTCCTATAATAAAATCTCATACGGACTCACTTGAACTTCACACGAATTAATTAGTGTGATTCTTAATTCATTGACCAGACTAACGCCCAATCTCCTTAAGCTAACCCTGTAGTTCCTACAGTTTTTATTAATTATGCTATTAACTTCAATCCTTCATTTCTAATATTAATAGCAGCATTTATGTCTCTATTATGACTACTGCCACATTCTGGGCATTTCCATTCCCTAACACTTAAATCTAAATCAACATATTTCCATCCACAAACATGACAAAGTTTACTACTAGCAAAATATCTATCCACAACAGAAATTTCTCTACCATACCAAATTGCTTTATAATTCAACATTGTAGTAAAACTATACCATGAAGCATCTGATATACTTTTCGCTAATTTATGATTCTTCTTCATTCCTTCAATATTAAGATCCTCTAGGCAAATAACTTGATTTTCATTGATAAGTCTAGTTGATAATTTTTGAAGAAAGTCCTTCCTAGTATTAGTAATTTTCTCATGAAGTCTAGCCACTTTAATTCTTGCCTTGTTTCTATTTTTACTACCCTTTTTCTTCTTAGATAGTTTTCTTTGAAGTTTTACTAATTTATCTTCATATTTACGATAATATTTTGGATTATCAATAATTTCACATTCAGATGTAATAGCAAAATCTTTAATTCCCAAATCAATACCAATATTTATTTCTGATTTAGGTAATTTAATAGGCTCTGGCACTTCGCAAAGAATAGAGATAAAATATTTACCACTAGGAACCTGAGATATTGTTACATTTTTAATTATTCCAATTACTTCTCTTGATTTAGCAAATTTAACTAAACCAAGTTTAGGAAGTTTAATTCTATTGCTTTCGATTCTAATATTATTATTTGTAAAAGTAGTACGATAAGACTTTCTATTATCTTTTTTAGATTTGAATTTTGGAAAACCTTGATTATTATTACCTTTCTTAATTTCTCTAAAGAAATTCTGATAAGCTAAGTCTAAGTTTTTAAGAGTTTGTTGGAGAGATATACTATCAATTTCTTTAAGTCATTCAAATTCTTTTTTAAGTTGAGGTAGGAGAATAGCACATTGATTATATGTTAAAGTTTGATGATTTTCTTTATACATCTCGATCCTTTTATCTAGAAAGTAATTATAGATGAATCTATTTGAACCTAAATGTTTATTGATTAAAATTGTTTGCTCTTTGTTTGGGTATAGTCTGAATTTGAATGTTTTAAGCAATTGATACTCACCTCCAATATTTATTTATTATATCAAATTTTTAACTGATTTGTTAACAATTTATCTCATGACTGAAGTCACGGATGTTCTTGTTGTCCACCATAAAACATCAACTTTATAATCAGCATAACTCACAGTTCTCTTCTGAAAATAAACTTTCATATCACTATCATCTTTAGGGGTTAACCAATAATATTTAACATTTTCACTATACTTAGGATTATTGAACCTATATTCTTGACCAGATTTAACTTTAAGATTGGATTTTGATTTATCAAATTCAATAAATGCTCCATAATCACCAATTACAATACGATTATAACCATTTGATATGAGTGTATTATTTAGACTATGTATTTTGAAATTAGTATCACCATTAATATTTAATTGTGATGGAAGATTGTCTAGATATTTTTGTCTAACTTCTTCTGATAGAGATGATTTTAGTTTGCGATATTTATATTTTGCAGATAATTCTTCTTGGAATTGTAGTAAGTTTTCTATGTGGTTATTCCTCCTTTTCAATTTTACTCTCAATCTTATTAATGATTTCTAAAATTTCTATGCAAGCCTTTTTGTACCCTTTAGACCAAATATAAGTGCTTTCATTATAATGATCTTTGGAAAAATTATTAATGTGATTAATTAACCATTGTTTAAGTTCTTTCATTTATGGTTTCTCCTTTCTTTAATTTATCACCTCCTTTCTGTGATTTATATTATGATTGTTCAATGTTGATTTTATATTTTATCTTCCATTTAAAATTCCTCATCCAATGCTAGTTTCCAACATTCAGAGCACATTGTATCATTACTTGCAATACATTTATTATGTTGATTTTCATTTAATCCTACAGCGTTAGGGCATACGCCAAATAGATTACTAATTTTAGAATTTGATTCTAATTGCAGATATTCTATTAATTTATCTTTTCCTGTCATTTAGATTCACTCCTTAATAAATTCTAATATATCCATCATGGCATATGTTCTTTGTGCGTCTTTTTCTACATCCCAAACATCGAGTAACCATTGGTTTTCTTTGTGGTAATCAGTACTGCCATAGTGGATTTGTTGAGGAATAATTGTTCTGATTGATGTAATACCTTGATAATTTTTATATTTTACTTTGATTGGAGGATTTGCTGGTTTAGTTTGAATTATGTTTTCTTTTATTGCAACATTCATTACCGAATCATTAACTGCCATTTTTAACATCCTTTCACTTTAGCAAGTTCTTTATAAATATCTCCTATAATAAAATCTACTACGAGATTAGTTTTATTTAATACAGTATGAGGAAATTCACCATCTTTTAAAATATCTAGAATATGACCACTAATAATTAAAGATTCTTCTTCAGTTTGCATTCTACCAACAGAGTCATATTCTCCAAGATTATTGATAAAATAATTCATATTATGATAAGTATTATGTGTTTCAACAATTAAACCTTTAAAATTAGAAGACAAATCTTTTCCATAATATAAAGATAGAAGAAGAGGTGAATCTGTAATAATAACATCCACTTTTCCTTTAACTGTAAACATTTTATGATTTTGTTTACCGAAAATATAAATCTGATCTTCTAAGACCTTAAAACTTTCTTCCCAAACTTTACTTTTTGCATATTCAGTAACAAGTTCACAACGAATACCTTGTCTTTTTAATTCATAGAATATTCCTGCTGAAGTGGTTGATTTGCCAGCAGATGGGCCTCCAAATATATTTACGACAATAGTTTTATGCATTGTTTATATTCACTCCTTAACATATTCTTTAATTTCAATTCCTAATTTCTCTTCTAACCACTTTGATACTAAAAATCTATGACAGAATCCACTCTTCTCCCAACATAATAATACAGCATTTTCACCTAATTCTTCATAGACATGTTGAGGATCTAATTTATCAAGAATTTCTTTTTGATATTGTTCAGTATAGAATTGTTTATCACCATCTTCTTTGTATTTCTTAAAGAACCAGTACGATGGGGCTAACTTTTTATATTCTCTACCTTTATACCAAGTTGGACATTTACCTGCAATTGATACAGCATTATCTCCTTTATATTTTGCGTAGTAGGATGTTTGGATAGTGGGCACACTCCTTTTATATAAACTTAAAGCTCCATTTATATTAGATTTAGTATACTATATAGTAATTGGATAATTGGTTAAACACCAGATGTAGTATTGTTAAATCCTTTCACATTTACATACTCCATCTTTATAACTTTCACAGGGAATTATTTTTCCATCACACATCACAACTAATTTTTCTATTCCTGCTGTACATTTCCCATGTGATAAAGGAAGACCTAACTTGACAACATCTTTATATTTAGTATATAAATGATCCATTTGCTCCTTTAAGATTCTATCATCTAATATTAAATATTGGTTGTTAACGCATCTCCCTTGATTAACTAGTTTTAATAGATTTATCTTTTTCACACCTAAATTAATCAAATAATCTATTGTTTCTTCTAGTGTATAAATATTAATTGTCATTGGAACTATATGAACTTCGACATTCATATTAGTTTTTAATGAATATCTTAAATTAGATAAGACAGTAGAATATAAATCTTTGTTTGCAATAAAGTTAAATATATTGTTTCTATTGCTGTAAAAGGGAAAAACAATTGTATTAATATATTTGTCAAATGATAATTTTTTTATATCATTACCCCACCATCCATCTCCAGAGGTATACATTTTTACTTTTACATTTTTAGTTTGTAGATATTCTAACAGATTATAAATATCTGGATATAATAATGGTTCTCCTCCGCTAAGATTTACCCATTCTGGATCGTATTTGTCAATAGTTTCTTTTATTATGTTAATATCTAATTTATCTAGCTCGTCATTATAGTTAGAACTTGCATTAGTAGAGCAATGCAGACAATTATTAAAACATTTATTAGTTAGTTCAAACGTTATCTCTTTTATATTGATCAACTCCTTTTCAAATGTCAACAAATGTTTATTTCGAAGTATTACTTAAAGTAATCTCTATCTTACAATCACTAATTAATTGTCTATATTTTACTTCTGCCATATTTAGAATAAATCTAGAAGCAATTGTTTGTTCCATATCCTTATATTTATCACTTAGATATACTACTTCAGATATTCCAGATTGAACAATTGTTTTAGAACACTCATTACAAGGAAATAATGTGGAGTAAAGAATACATCCATTTAAATTATTTTTAGCATAAAGTATAGAATTTTGCTCTGCATGAATGACATATAGATATTTTCCTTCTAATCCTTCTTTTGATTCCCAAGGCATTTCTGAATCATTGCATTTGTTAGGCATTCCATTGTAACCAGTTGATATGATCCGATGATTAGTGTCCACTATACATGCTCCTACTTGTGTTCTTGGATCTTTGCTACGCAATGATGATATGTACGCAACGCTCATGAAATAATCATCCCAATTTATTATTTGCATTTGGTTTTGTAGTCCTTTCTGTGAGGGGGTAGGAGAGATATATTTCAATCTCTGCTACTAAAAATATAGACAAATATACTCAATTATCTATATCTAGATAATTGCTGATTCATAGTGTCTGTTTTTGTATTATTTCTAACACTACTCACATTTGGTGTAACACTCCACAGCCGTAAATTCCCGACTAGCCATCGGTATTTGATAATATTTGTTTTAAGCAACTTTAAATACTTTAGCATTCTTCAAATTTACACTTGCATTTTTATCACGATCAAGAATCATTCCACATTCTTTACAAATATATTCTCTATCTGAAAGTTTCAAATCCCTATCTATAGCACCACATTCACTACACATTTTACTTGAAGGAAAATATCTATCAACAATTCTTAACTCAATATTATTCCATGAACATTTATATGTTAATTGCCTTCTAAACTCATGAAAACTTTGTTCGGCGACTGCTTTAGATAAATGCCTATTCTTCATCATCCCCTTGACGTTCAAGTCTTCGATCACTATATACTCTGGTTTGTTTTTCACCAGAATATTTGTGATTTGATGAGCATAATTTAAACGAATATTGGATAATTTTTGATAAATAGTTCTGATTTGAGCTTCTAACTTGATAATGTTTTTAGTTTTAATGAACTTCTTGCCATCTTTGTTCATTTCGTATTTTTTAGAGACTTGACGTTGAAGTCTTCTTAATTTTCTTTTAAGTTTCTTTACAGCAATAGTCTTATTGATATTTTTGAATGGTTTATCAATATTGCTGATAATTGCCAAATCCTTAACCCCTAAGTCAATTCCAATTCCTTCATTACTAACATTTGAATAATTATTATTGTCTACAATATCACACAGTACAGAAACATAATACCTTCCTGCTTTCATTGAAACAGTACCACTTACTACTTTTGCATTGGTTGGAATATATCCTTTTTCTTTCAGTTCGACAAATCCTAAAGTTGGAATTTGTATTTTATGACGTTTAACAGTCCAGTCACCCTTCCCATTCTTAGGAAAATAGATATTAACATCTTGATTTTTCTTCTTCTTGAATCTAGGGAATTTAGCTTGCCCCCTTAAAGAATCTTTTATATGCCATTTCTGCATTTACGATTGCTTTCTTTCTTGCCTTTGACCCACAATTATCAATCCATTTGAATTCATCTAATACTTTTACTTCATTATTAATATATTTATCAAAATCATTGGCACTCATAAACGCTTGTTTCTTGTCAATCTTACCTTCTTTGTATAATTTATAAAGTTCTTGATTCTTAGTTAAATAAGAATTATAGAGGAAGCGACATATGCCAATTGATTGATGAATTTTATTAATATGAATTTCGGTTACTCTGAGTTCAGTTTTAAATCCTTTGAGCATACTACCTTCCTCCCTTCATTAAATAATTTTAAATGTTCATCTGTATAATAACGTCTGTCAGTAGGTGTTCTAAATTCTTTTAATTTACCTTTCTATATCACATCTTTGATGCGTTTTGACTGACACACCTAACATTTCTGCAAAATCATGTGGTTTATAATTGCTCATGCACTCAACCTCCCTGAGTATATCTTAACACTTATAAACACATTTGTTAATGTTTTTGGCAATCATTCCTAACTCTCCTTTTTGTATTATAATTACTTAATAAAATGTTCTACAGCAATTTTACTCCAAGATTCTAACTCTCCTTCAAAATTAAGTAAATCATTTTTAGAAATCCAATCACCAACTAAAGTGTCTGTTTCTTTTACACTAATATCTAGTCCTGCAACTTCAACAACATACACAAGGCCCAAATGGACTGAATCAACCTCTGTATTATTTGAGCAAATCATACCAATTAGATCAATAGATTTAATACTTGAATTGATATTAATTTCTTCATCTAATTCTCTCATCATACCTGACTTGATGTAATCATCATCAGTGCCATCTACACGCTCTAGATGCCCTCCTACGCCTAGAGAATACTTACCTGTGAGTCTTACATCACCTTCTAATCTACGAGTGATGAAATAGTTATCAGCACATTTTACTAAGCAATAAGGGATTATTTGTCTATGCTCAAAATTCAATTCTGCATCATAACGAGGAATGAATTTCCCCACTGAGTTAAAAATATCACTATATTTATTGTCTTTGTCTAATTCAACGAATGTATCAAAATCTTTTGTCAATTCATTGCTTACTACAAATACTTCAACGTCGCCATATTTAGCTTTTAATTGTTCTTTATCCATTATTAATTTCCTCTTTTCATTTTATTTATTTTAGCACTTGCTATATCCACAAACACAACTAATACAGCCACTAATATGTTTCAATTTAATACCACAGTCTGGACATTTATCTTTTTCATCAGGTTCCAATTTTTCTTCATTTGATAATTTAGCAATAGGTTTAATACTTGCACTTAATTCTCCATTGATAAATTTTAGCATTTGTTTTGCTATAGAATCCGCACAACTTTTCCCGATAGTCTTATCTTTTTTTCTAGCTTCTTTACTCACATCGCAACTTACGCTTTGAAGTTGATCAATTACTTGCAGAGGATCAACATTTGCTCTTAATAATAATGATACAGACCTACTCAACCCCTCTGTCATTCCGCGACAGCCTCCGGTACTTCCTGATTGAGAAAATATTTCACATAAATTATTATCATTGTCATATACAAGTGTTAACCACATTGATCCACATCCAGTTTTAATTTTTAATCTTACTGAATTGGCAATATCTAATGTTTCATTAATCAAGACATATTTTTTATCTTCATCAGTTGAAGAAATTTTACCTCCTGAAAGGGTTTGATTTTGTCTTGACCCATCTCTATAGACAGCTAATCCCTTAAGACCTTCTTTCCAAGCATAAATGTAAATATCATATATATCTTCTACACTAGCATTACTTGAAAAATTGACTGTTTTAGACAAGGATAAATCTACATGTTTTTGCAAAACTGATACCATGTTCACATGTTCTTTAGGAGATAAATCATGAGCAGTAACAAAAATATTTCTAATTTCTTTAGGAATTTCTTTTATTCCTTGACATGAACCATGATTATTTTCAATCTTACCCATTAGTTCTTCAGAATAAATCCCCAATTCTTTAAGTTTGTTTTCAAAGGTTGGATTATTTATAAAATAAATATTATTATCATATGTCCTACGACTGTATGTAAGACCAAATTGTGGTTCGCAACCTCCAGAAACCCCTGCTAGAAATGATATTGTTCCATTGGGGGCAATTGAAAGCAATGAACTATTTCTAACTTTCAATCCCTGTTGTTGCCATTCACTACCTTCCCAAGCAGGGTAAACTCCTCGTTCTTCTGCTAAATCCATTGTAGCTTTTAAGGCATTGTCTTTCATTACTTTAATAATTCTCTCTGCGAAATCATAACCTTTTTGAGAATTATATTTAATTCCTAATACATACAGAGCATCTGCCAAACCCATCATTCCCATTCCAATGGGACGAATCGCTTCAGTCATTTGTTGAATTTTGGTTAGTGGCAATTTATTAATAGAAATCATATTATCAAACCATCTAATCGCTTTATATGACAAGATTTTTAATTTATCCCAATTAAATTTACCATCTTTGATACAAGCATATATATTAATACTACCTAAGTTACATGAAGAATTAGGTATATTACTAAACTCATTGCAATTATGGACATAAGCTCCATTTGTAATTCCCATATGTAACTCATTTTCTGTAAAATCCCATACTTCTGCTTCATCTAGTTCAGAGATTAATATCACTGTTTCAAATTTTTCATCTAGTTTGTTTTGGTATTCTAGATAGCCATTTTTATAGTCTTGAATAAATCCAATTTCATCAAGGAATTTTTTATAGGAATTTCTACTAATAACAATATGGGCAGATTGTTTACAAGTATAAGTCCCATTGCTAAATTCTATATCATTCTTTTTATTGTGATACCACAATTTGCCTTTAACACCAAACATCAATAACATTTGTTGAACCTGTTTCAACATTTCTGTATTAATAGATACTAATTGAATCCTATGATGTTCTTTTAAATTGCATCCATTTGCACTAAAAAGTCCAATCAAAAAATCTTTCATTTCATTTTTAGGAAGAGTCATAATCCAATCTGGTATCATACGATCATCAATTTTATCATAAAAAGCATTAGCGTATACAGTACCATAGGGGATATTTAAGACATGATTTATATCTTGCTTGTTAGAATCTTTTGCGTAAAACTTTTCTCCTAATTCTTTTTCTATTAAAATCATTGCTTCTTTATCTTTTTCTGGATTTGCAAAAATATATTTCATTCTATTAGATGCTTTATGGAATGTTGCATCTCCAAATTCAAAACCTAAGACTTTATAATTTACATGAGGGTATAGATTATTTCCGATCCATTCTTTTTCTTTAATTTCAAAAGCAATATCTTTTCCAATTAAATCAATTGCTTTACACCAACTACCATCTTTAAGCATAAATTTATGATCTTCAGTAGTAGTGTACTCATAACCACTTTTAGTCATAATTTTATATACTTTTTTTATGCCTGTTTGCCATGTTTTCGTAGTTACATATTTTTCTCCATTCCACATCTTAGATTTAATATTGCTAATTTTCTCTAAACCATTCTCAGTTACCATATAAGTATCTTTGTGTAAACAAGGATTTGTAAAAATTAATGTACTTAAATGTTTATTGGGATTATCCGCATCCATGCGACTTTGATAATTCGCTCCGGGTTCTCCTGTCTCCCATGAACATCTTGCAATTTCTTCTAAAATTTCTTTTGCTTTTAATGTCTGATACACAATGGTTGGATAACCTTTATCTTTCCACCACTCTAAATCTCCATTCCATTCTTGATTATAAATTTCCTTATTCCATTGATAATCAGGAAACTCTAGATTCCAATCTTCATCATTTTCTACAGCCTTCATAAAATCATCAGTAAGAGAGATAGAAATATTCATTCTTTTTAATTCACTTGTATTGTCTTTACTATGTATAAAATCTAATAATTGAGGATGCCAACATTGAAGATTTATTTTTAAAGCGCCTTTTCTTGATGGATTAAATTTAGTCATATCATCAGCAGTTCTATCATATTTTCCCATAAATGTAGTAACTCCACCAGCATATCCTTTAGATGTATCTACTTTTGCTTTTGCAGGTCTTAATACACTAATATCTGTTCCTGCACCACCATTGCGTTGAAAAATCTTACTAAATTCTGCATCTAACAAACATATGTCTTCTATATTATCTTTCGTTTGCAAAACAAAGCAAGATGATAATTGGCCTGGATTATCTTTATCTGCGTTTAACAAAACGGGTGTACTAAATATGAATTCCAAATTAGACATTGCTTCATAAACTTCTTTTTTAATCTGTTGTTTTTTATCATTAGTTTCTACTTCTGCAATTGCAGTTGAAACCCTTTCACATAAATCTTCCCAAGTTTTTTCGTTTTCTTTAAAGTATTGTTTTTCTTTAAGTAATTTCAATGCATCTTCTGAAATAGTTGTCAATTTATGTATCCTCCAATAATTTTATTTTAATATTTATAAGTTAAAAAGATTATTCTATTGCCTTTGAATACGTTCATATTCTTTTTCATATTTCTCCATAATTTTAGTATCATACTGCCAACCTGAAATCTCTGCACTTAAATTATTAGAAAGCACCCTCACTTCTTCCATTTCTACCTTATTTAATTCAGAAAATTTATGTAATAGTCTTTTCAATTCTCTAACAATGTCTAAGATATCCATATTTCCATAATCCATTGTCATCATATTTCTATCACCTCCCTTCAATTACTTCCAGTGATTATTCTTCTTTAGAATATCAACAACCTCATCAGCATAATCAACATCAACATTAATAACAAGATATTTATTTCCTGTATTCTTATTGAATTTATATCTACTGATTCTAATATTTTTAAGTATTCTAGCTAAATCTGTCCTATCTTGTTCTGAAGCATGTTTAATCACATCTTCTTGTTTAATGACAATGTATTTATTGAAGTCTGCACCACTTAAATTAACACTCAAATGTTTTACCACCTTCTTTCTATTTTAAATAACCATTAATTCTTTTATCATAAAGATATTCACCTAATGATGAACTTAATAAGTTTGCAAATATTCTCAATTCCTCTAATTGTTTAAAATTTAGAACAGGATAATTATTGAGTAACGGTTTCATTTGTTCGACAATATATATTTCTCTGATTATGTATCACCTTCTTTATCTTCGATTAATTCTACCTGAACCATCTTGCTCCTATCTCCATAAAACCATTGCCAATTGTTCTCTTTTGAACAAATGTTTTTAAATTTAATATAAACAAGATTGGAGGAGTTTTTATATAAGAATCTACTACATACCATTGATTGTATGCAATCGGAGTATTCACATAAGCAGAAATCGAACACTAATTAATCTTCCATCCTTTCATTTTTAATTTCTGACATTTCATTATCAAATACTTCAATTGCCACCTTTTTGTAATAATGACCTTTATTAGTGTCTTGATCTACAATGAATGCGTAATTAACTTTATCTGTATAGTTTTTCTCATACTCTTCAGAAGTGCACTGAATCCAATCACCATCTCTACCATGTAAAATTTTAATATGTATCACCTCTTTTGATTTAGCAAGAATTTGATTAGTGGTATTAATAAGATATGTGATCAAATTCTTGCTAATATTTATTTTATGCTTATGTATGTTAATTATGTCAAGATTATTGAATAATAGAATATAGATATTAACCGATTTTCTTATAATAAGTAGTGATATTTGTGTCATTATTTTTGCTGAACATGAAGTTTGCTTTGTCTTGGGAATTGTATTCTTGAGAAGTGCATGTAGTCCATTTTCCGTCGATGCGATTGATGAGTTTTGTGGGGTTCATTTTTGTTTTTCACCTCCTCTCTATGTGAATATTATAGCATGTGGGGAATGTGGTGTCAAGGAATTTTATTTATTGGTTTGAGATAGTAGCAATTCTTTAAGATAAGTTTTTCTATTAAAGTCTGCTTTTTTCTTTATAGCTCTATTTACCGTTTCTATTTCACCAAAATGGAATACTTTTTGCTTTGCTCTCGTTTGCGAAACATAAATAAGATTGCTATTAAGCATAAAGGTGTGAGCTTTAGGAGTTATCATAATAACCTTTTCACATTGACCGCCTTGGCTCTTTAATATCGAAATACTATATGAAAGCTTAATATTAATTAAATCACTTTTATTATAAATAACCAACTCATCAAATTGAATAATTAATTTACCATTCTTAATTTTTACGATTTTACCTATTTCTCCATTTGCAACAAATGTTTTATCATCTTCGTCTATATAACTTTCATTATATCTTATCGCACTATAATTATTAACAACTTGAATAACAAGATCATTCTCATAAAATTTTGTATCTCCAAGTTGAACATGTATATTTCCTGATAATACATTAGGATTTGCTATAGGTTGCAAGTGCTTATTTATAGCAACCGTTCCATAATCACCTACATTATACGATGACAATATCATTATATCTTCTTTTGATGTTCCAGATGATAATAATTTTTGATATAACGCCACAACATTTTTCATTATATTTTCTTGCAACATAGGTATAAACATATATCCTTTGTCATTACCAAACATTTGTGGATTTTTAGAATCTGCTAGGAATTTTTCACTATTTCTTGTTTTTGTTGCTACAGTTAATACTCCTCCTTCTCCATATCTAAATATTTGAGTAAGAGAAACTATTGGAATTAAATTTGAATTAATTAGATCATAAAAAACATTACCTGCTCCAACAGAAGGAACTTGAGCTGAATCTCCAATCATCAATAACTTAGTTTTAGAAAAATCAATTGCTTCTAATAGATGTTTCATTAAGAAAACATCACACATCGAAAATTCATCCACACAAACGATAGAATAAGGTAATTTACTTTCTTCGTTATATCCCCATATTGGAGGTTTGTATAATAATCCTCTATGTATTGTTGATGCAGGTTCTTTTGCATATTCCGACAATATTTTTGCAGCCCTTCCTGTGGGAGCAAACAAACAAAATGATTTATTATTATCATTCAACATATCAATCAAAGATTTAGTTGTAGCACTCTTCCCACTCCCGCTAAACCCATTGAGAATACACACATTAGAATTACACACCATAGGTAAAACTTTATGTTGTTGCTCTGTGAGAGTAATATTCCCATTATTCTTATATTTTTCCGTATCAATTTCCCATTTATTTTCCACCTTCAATCCTTCTAAAATCCTATTAGCAATATATAATTCTGTTTGATATGTTTCTTCTAATGCAACAGTATTTAAACCTTTATCAAAATGAATATCTTTATCATTCTTAATAATATCAACAAAATGTTCAATACATTTCTTTGCTAGTGCTTCAGATTGTTTTCTTAGGACTTTGATATCAATTTTAGTATTTCCATCATTCTCATTTTCTTCTAGTAGAAACATAATTGCTGATTTTTGTCTTTGACTAGAAGTTTGTAAATCAAAAGTAAAATCAATTGGAGGAATTTCTCCTTTTGCTTTTGTTGTAATACAATCTTTGTTAAATTCAAGTAGTATCTTATCTGCAGTTTTGAATGAAATTCTTGACAATCCGCATAAACACATGTACGGATTGTCTTGTAGTTTTTCTTTAATCTTATCCACTGAACCATATTTATCATATAATGCCTTTAAGATTTTGAATTCAATAAATCCTTTAAATTCTGTAACTAATTCTCCTAATACAAAATTCTCAACAATTTTTCTTTTAATGACCTCAAATCTAACTTCTCCAATATTGTATAATTTCTTTAAATCAATGTCATCTAAGCGATTATTTATAACTCTATCAATAATATCTGGATATTCACGCATCACTTCATCAACCTGACTATTACTATCTAATATGCTTTGTAAAAACAATCTAGTTGATGTCTCTGTTTTAGGCATATCCCTTCCTATATTAATTACTTTATACGATATTCCATTTTTCCCTTCTTTTTCTTCTGATTTTATACTATACTCTATGCCCGTTTCAAGGTCGGGTAAATTTCCTAGAATGCTGACATTTTGATAAGAGTTTTTAACTATATGAGGATATTTAGTTTCATCAACATCTAGTGCATATATTTTATAATCGTCAGTATTATAAGGGTTTGCTACCACAACACCTTTAAATTCATAAATTATTTTATTTTTCAATTATTTACCCTGCTTTCTAATATACATCATAGTTGATAAGTATCTCTTCGTCCTCATCTGACTTCATCCACTTGCCGCCAACGTTCTTTGTCTTCTTTTGAGTTTTGAATTCATTGACTTTTAAGACATCGTACAACTTGAAGGGGTTTTGGGAGAATATCTTGCCATCCTTGATTTTTGTCTTCATTTCTTTGCCATTATTTATTTGGCGTAATGTGACATATGGTTTAGTTTTATCCTTATATACTTCATACTTAATAATTATATAAAAACTATCTCCTGCTCCTTCATTGATATACTTAACATATTCTAAATAATCCATTTCAAATTTAACTTGATCTTTAATTGACATTGATTTGTCTTCTATAGTTTGAATAACTTCTCTGACATATCCTATCATATCTAATTCTTTATAAAGTGTTTCAGTTGTTTTATTACTATATTTTTTTAATGTATCTTCATTAATATTTAGTTTTGCAATATCTTTGAAATTTATTTGTTTACGACTTGCAAAAGTATCATATATTTCAATTATTTGAAGAAGTTTTTTATTCTTGCCAAATTTTTTAAAGAAATCTAGTCCAGTTAATATTTTTAGCTGTCTTGAATTAGTTGAAGTATTTTTTATATCTTGCAATAGAGTTATAAAATTAGTATATTTAGTTTGTTGTGCTAAATTATATAACTCTATTGCCACTTGACCATTGAGAAATTTAATTGAAGTTATAGATTTATAAATTGTATTTGTTTTCCTATCAAATGAATATGTATCTATTGAATTTCCAAATTCAATGTCTGATAATTTAATATTAAAATAAGGTAATTCTTCAAGAATCTTATGAGTTTTTTCTGTATCGGAATCATATTCATTTAATATAACCGTGTAGTATTCTAAGGGATAATTTGCTTTTAAATAAGCCCCATATAAACTATCCCAAGCTACAGAAAGGCTGTGACTGGCATTAAAAGAATATTTCGAGGCATCATTGACAACTTGCCATACATCCTCAAACTTTTCATCATTACCTACGTTTTTTATATATCCTGCAATTAATTCACTTTTAAGTTCTGCAATCTCTTCTTCTTTAAATTTCTTTTTTGCAATCTTTTTGATGATGTCGTAAGTATGATCTTCTTTAAGTCCACACCATACAAGAAATGCCATAATAGATTCTTGATAAAGCATGAAATGATATGATGGTTCTAGAATATCATCTATTTCTTTAACTCCTGTTGAATATTCATTTCTCTCTAAAAATGTATTAAGTAAACTTGCGAACCCTGGCCTAATGGCAGCTACAAAACCAGAAATTTCTGCTACATTAATGGGGCAGTATCTTTTAACAAAAGTCGTACTTAAATCTGTGTCAACTTGATTAAGAGTTGCTGTCAATCCATTTTTATATAAATCCCAAACCTTATCATTAAGGAGTTTTTTTAGTTCTCGAATATTCGGAATTGGTTTATCAAGTAATTTGAAAGTATCTGATACAATTTTCCAAACTTTTACAGTAAGAAAATCATTTTTAAGATATTTCCAATTATCGGATGTATACCCATCAATACATGCACAAATTTGATCCCCTACTCTTAGCAATCCTAATTCTTTAGATATTGGTTTGTTCAACATAACAAAACTACATGGACTAGGAGATATACTATCTATTACTCCTATAAACTTTTTGGATTCTTCAATTAAATCTTTCCATTGTGGATCTTTAACGTATTTCTCAACATCTTTACCAACTTCATTGTATTGATCCATTGGCATATCATATGCTCTACATAGGTTTCTAAAAGCAGAAGACTCTTTCATAGTTCCTATGGCATACATATAGTAAACATTGTCTTCTCCTAAAATATCTTTAGATGCTTTAATTGGAGCTTCTACGTCTGCCCAATTAAAATCTATATCGGGCAAACTTTTAGATTCAAGAATTCTTGAAACAGTCATAAATCTTGAAGGATATAGAGGAACTTCAGATTCAAATCTATCTATTTCTGTGAATCCTAGAAGTTTATTTACATAGAAGCTAACCGCACTGCCACGTCCCGTTCTAGTAAGAATTCCATCATATACATTAACTGCCCTATCAATAATTCTTTCATTTAATAAAAAATAATCTGCCATATCTGTATCTTTAATGGTATTATATTCAAATGCGATTCCGTCTTGATATTCCTTATGTCTTTTTGGATCAATATTTTTCTTTTCTTCTTCCCATTTTTCTAAAATAATTGATTTAAGTTTTTTATTAGAATCTTCATTGGGATAAATTGTTGGCATTTTAATATCTTTTGTGAAAATTAAATCTTCACATTGATCGAATATTAATGTATTATTTAGTGACTGGATAATTTGATTACTTGATAAGACATTTTGATCTTTATATCTTTCAACGATAGTATCATAATCAGGATAATCTAAGATAAATCCTTCTTCCTCTTCATATCTTAAACCCTTTCCTCTTAGAAATAAATCTCTATCATGTCTTTGTTCTGGATAGATATAGTGAGAGTCGTTGGCATGAATAATTGGAATATTAAATTCTCTAGCTAATTTAGTTATTTTTAAATTATGTATAACTTGAATTTGATGAGCATGCGCTTGTGTTTCTAGATAAAAATTATTACCAAAATGTTTTGCTATAGGTTCTAAAAATATATTTGTAGCATCTTCATCTCTTAATATTCCTGCAACACAAGCAGATGTAACTATAAAATTGTTTGGATTTAATGAAAGCAATAAGTTTAAATCGATTCTTGACTTATAATAAAATCCTGTCTTATTTGATTCAGACATTATCTCATTTAATTGATAAAAAGCATCTTGATTTTTACCAATAATAATAATATGGCTATTTCTATTGTCTTTTTCAAATCTATCTTTTACAATATAAAGTTCTGCCCCAAAAATCATTTTAATATCATTCTTTTGGCATAAATCATACATTTCTAAAAAGTTACCGCCCCACCCATGTTGAGTTGTAAATAGGGTGGTATGATTTAATTCTTTTGCTCTGTCTATATAATCTTGTGGTCTTACTATACAATCCAATGTCTTAACATTCGAGTAGTGACAATGTTTATGGTAATTATTATATCTCATATTTATCCTCCTAATCCATCAAATCCTTCATCCACGACAAATCCTCTTCATCTACTTTACTATCTTTATTATTAAACATCTCTAAAGTATCAAGATATGCCTTATATGGTGCGTGAATTTTTGCTGAATAACCATTCAAATTCGCCAAGAAATAACTTTCTGTATCTGTAACATCTTGCCACCATATTTTATTATCCAATGTATTTTTATATTCAACTTGCTTAACCTTAATCTCTTCAACTGTCTTTACAATATCATCTAATAATTCTTGAATTGATTCATCATCTAGCGATATTTCAACATAACAATCTTTAACTACAAATTTACTCTTTACATCACCAGGTAAACATTCTATTGAATTGTCAACTACCATTTTATTAAGATAATCATCTATTTCTTCTTCGCTGAATTTACTATCTGATTTCTTTAACCACATCTTAGCATTTGATGATAAACTACTTCCTATAGCATTTCTTTCAACGATTCTACTTTTTAATTTGCCATTAGCTTGCATACATTCTACTTCTACATATTTAAGGAACGCCCATCTAGCAATAATTTGATCCATCGGTATGTTTAGTTTTTTGTGGACACCATAACTATAAAGTAGAAGTTGACCTTGCTCTTTCTCTATTTTTTTACCTTTATACAAGGAGCTTGTTTTCCAATCTGTGATTACGCAGATATCTTTATCTTCTCTTTTTTCCATATGTATAGCATCTACATAAGCCTGTATTAGTATATTATTTATCTTTATTGGAACAAAGACTTCAAGTTTCAATTTATGAGGTATTCGTTGATGATTTTTAAAGAAGTGTCTCATACATGATTCATATTTATTTCCTATTTTTTTATTTTTGTCTTCATCACTTCTATCATATTTTAGATTGCCAATAGTAAATTCAAATAGTTTTTCTTCAAATATTTCTATCATATCGGCGTAGGATATTTCTTTATTATAATATTTTTCTAATATATCATGAGAAGCGTTACCAAATACCCCGTATATTGAATCTTTTCTGTCCTCTGGTATTTTAAGAATATATCGTAAGAAGAAAGTATAAGTGTCTCCTTTGTATTGGTTATATTTTGACCATGAATATATTTCATCACAATCTAATTTATTAGCTATTAATCTAATTTCTTCGCCTGTTTTACGCATTAGTTATAATCTCCTCTTTATCTATATCTTGAAATGTACATTGCCTATGAGTTTTTCTTTTACCTGCTAAACACTTATTAACATTAGCTTGTATTAAATCATATTTTTTACATATATCAGTTATTAAACCTATGTCACTTTCTCCAGAAGGTAAATTTATTTTAATGTATCTGTTACTTCTTTTATTTCTTGAATTTTCACTTCTTGTTACTATTCTAATATTTTCTTCTTCATAATTACCATTGTTATCAATTCTGTCTACTTCATATATTTTATGATTTTGTAATAAATCTTCATACTTATCAACATTTTGTAAATAATCAATGAAATATTCAAAGCACAGCCAATTTTCTGAAACGAATATTCCTCTCCCTCCATAATCAATATAACTTTTAGTTGATGGATTGTAACATCTCTCTAACATTTGTTTCCAATGGGGATATAATTTATGGCGAGAAGACATATTACCCAAACACCCAACTCCACAAACTGCACCGTAATAATATGGATTTTTCAAAGTTCCGTTTTTTATATTATGATGTCTAGCCGATAATTGCGTACCATCATCAAATTCTACCAAAAAGGTATGATAATTACGGCGTTTTTCTATCATACCAACAATTCTACATATACCATAATTATTTGTTTCCCATAAACTACCGTTATAATATGTAACGGAGGTGTTAGCTATTAATTGAATTTCTTCAAATTGTTTTCTCAAGTCTTTTGTCCCTCTCTTTAATATATTTTTTATGTTCTGAGTCATCATATACAACTCTATGTTTTAGTAAATATCTATATACTTTCTCAGGTTTATCTGCTGGCGATTCTTTTTCTTCTAGTAATCCATATTTATCGAACACATAACTTACGGTACGGATTCCATAGAATTTATCGCACATACTTCTAATATGTTGTAAGGAAACATCTTTGTCCATACAAATAATTATTTCTGTATTAAGAGAAATCAATATTTTTACTTGTTCCTCAGATATATCATGTGATCCTATAGACACACCAGTTCCATCTTTTCTACTATGTCTTTTTAATGTTGATTTCTCCGATTCAAACGCAACAACTCTATTTTCTTCTTGAATAGTCTTATAGTTTTCTTGCAATCCGTATAAATGTATTGATTTTGGAAACTTTTTTAAAGGAAAATATTTAGGAATGTCTAACATTTTATATTCAGGAATTGTGGTTCTCCCAATCACTCCAACAAAATCATTTTCATCACCGCACCAATACCTCCAGGGAATTATAATTCTTTTCTTTTCTGCACTATAACCAATTTTAAATACTTCACAGGTAAAAGGAAGAATACCATCTATTCTTATCCAATCAATATGAGGTAATGGAATATACTCCTTGATAATCTCATTGTCATACAACTCAATGTCGTCAATGTTTACAATGCATCTTTTTCTTTTAACCTTTTTGAATACATTTAATGGATCTTTCTTATCAGGTTTATCTTGTTTATTAGTTTTAAATTTATATTCTAAACCAAATAATTCATGTAAATATTTATTAGCTTTTGAAAATGAAATATTTTTTATAGTTTGGCAAAGAGTAAATATATCTCCTCTTATTATTTCACCATCAGATTGAAATATTTTAGTAGAAAGTGTTTCTTTGTTTATTGCAATATTATTATTTGATGCATGTTCGGGTAAACCAGACCTATATTCTTTTGTATATTCTTTAATACCATGACAATTTAGGGATTTAAGTACTTCTTGTGTTTTATCATTGTCTAATATGTATTGTTTAAGCTCAATATAATCCATTCAAGTATATTCACCTACCTTTACTTAACTATTTTTGCATCAAATCCATATTTTTCATATAAATGACTATTGTTAAAATTTTTTATTTTTATCTCCTCCTTTAATCTTGCTATAATAGCATCATCTAATTCATCAAAATAACCTAAATGTTTTTTCTTTCCATAAAATATCTGTGAATGCCATTTATTCATCTGTTTGTTAAAATAAACTCCTTGGCAACCACTACTATTATTTATATTTGGGTTCCTATTAACATTATTTTGTCTGTGATCTGTAGTTCTGAGATTATATTTACGATTATTACTTTTTTGTCTATCGATATGATCAACTTCTATTTCTGGATTATTGACTCCCATAATAAGCCTATGTATTCTAATTGTTTGTTTTTCATCTTCATCATTTTCTGATATACTAGAAACAATATATCCTCGTTTGTTTTTATGCCAACAATATACTTGTATCTTATCATAGTCTTCTAAATCAAATTCAAAGTAATTATTTCTAAAATCATAACCTATACCATATTCACCAGTTAAATCATATGTATTAGTTTTGCTACACCTAGCAATATTAACTTCTTTTTGCAAACATCCACAACTTCGAGTATTTCCATTTCTTAAACTAGTGCCATTTACTGTAAATATAGTTTTAAGAGGACAACTACATTGAACAATCCAATGACACACCCTATGTTTATTAATGTGAGAAAACTCTAAAACTAATAATCTATCAAATGTTTTCCCTTTTAAATCAATTATTTTTCCCCATATATAATCTCCTTACCAATCCATAGGTATATTAACTATACCTAATTCTTTATATACATTTCTCGAATAATCATTTTCGCTGATAATCTGAAATTCATCTGTACTTCCAAATCTATTCTTAGTGACAAATATAATAGTATAAGACTTATTTTTGTCAAGTTTAAAGGGTATGCGAGTAAGTTTATTTTTACCTTCTAATCTAAAACATTTTAATTCATTTTTACCACCTTCAAATTCATCATCAAATGGTTTTCTTATCATTAAATTTGTTGATGCTACATCTACGATATTCTTAGCCAAACCAATATTATCATTTGTAAAATGCCTTTGTTTTGTACTACTTTTTCCTAATTGATATGTAATCCATATATGTACATTTTTCCCTGCTGGTTTAATACAATCATAAATAGCAACACTATCCTTTGTCATTTCTGTCCATACTTGATCTGTTGAATTAATATCTGCACTAGCCTTCATTGTATCTAGTATGAACATTGAGCACCCTAATGAATGATATTTTTTGATAGTTTTAATTGCTAAAGACGCATTATATTTAGGAAATGGAATTATAGTAATATTTTTATTCTGTTTCTTTTCTTCTATCCAGTCTGCACATTGATGTAATAATTCTTTATCTTCTGGAGAAAATTTACCATCTCGCAATCTATATTTTTGAAAATCTTTTTTGAATATATTATTAGCCACCCATATAATTAATTCTTTTCTCCATTTTGTCACATCTTCTTCATTTATCATTATGCATAATTTTTCATCATAAGTTATAACTTGTGGAAGAATTAATTCAATAGTTGTTGTGGTCTTACCTGCCCCACTTAAAGCTCCTAACATTGTAATATTACCTTCTAAATTACCTCCAATTTCTTTATTTAGAATAGGGGAATTATACAAAGGCATCCCTACTGCCAATCCTTTATCCATTTCATCTACTAAATCATGAATCTCTTCGCATAAATTATAACTCTTGACATCTCCTTCTGCATTGATAAATATATGATTTAAGTGAGTTTCATAATATGCATAAATTTGTTCAACATCCATATCCGCAAACTTACTTAATTTATCATACACTGGAAATTTTGCTTTCAATAACCCCAACACAGCATTCCATTTATGTAGTTCACTTATATAACCAATTAAGTTTTCTTCCTTGACATACTCTTTAGCTTTTTCAATAGTATCATAACCACCATATTCTTCATATTTAATCTTCAATTTATTGTGTTTTTCAAGATATAATCCAACAGTTATTTCATCTAATGATTGTTTTTTCTCTTTAATTACTACATCATGTGCAATTACAAAATAAATCTTCCATATATTATTACTAAACTCTTCTACTTTTAATTTCTCATTTGTATAAATTAATTCAGGATTCTTAAAAAATATAGAAGTTATATTGGCTTCTGCTGATAATTTAAACTCTTTTACTTTTTTTACAGCATCAATGAGTAATTGTTCATAAGGACTTATTTCTTTTTTTACAACAGTAGTTTTTGACTTTGTTTTTGTAGCAACAGCCATTTACCATAATTCCTCCAATTCCTTATCAATATTTTTATCTTTTGATTTTGCTGTATATTCAGCTCCTTCATGTATTTGATTTTCTAATTCTATATGTATGGTTTTTTCTTCTGCTTTTTTAGAATTTTTTAATCTTAATACCACATTATTTATTTCATTTTCAACAAAACTCATAATAGTATTTATTAAATGCCGTTCATCTTTAATCTTATCTCTACTTGGGCCTAAATATTGAAGAATACTATATTTACAAAATTTACAAGTCAATAATATAATTTTATAATCATAATTTGCTTGTGGTTTCTGTTTTTTATTTGCCATAAATGTTCCTTTATGTA